GTAGTTCAGTCTGGGGCGGTAGCTCTTACGCTAGGAGTACAACCTATCCAACAGCATCAAGCAGTGATACAGGTACTAGCGGAACTTCAGGTAAAGCTGGCGGTGGTGCAGGAGGTTCTGGCGGTGATGGCGCAAACGGCGCTGCAGGTACAGGTGTATATGGTACCTACTCATCTGCCGGAGATTATAGAAGCATATATTCACCTGGTGGTAGTGGTGGTGCTAAAGGTGCTGCAATTACCGGCGGTGGTAGTGTAACTCTTTATAACTATGGGACATATAAACCATGATAGTACGGAAGATAAAAAGCCAAGAAGAAATGGCCAAGTGCGTAGATATGTATATTGACATCTACGAAAATGAAATTATCCCATTAGACCGTGACAAATCATTATTATCAATGAGACGTCATGTTGCTGCAGGACAATTCTTTAAAGTAATTGAAGACAATGGAGAAGTAATAGCATGGATTGCTGGAGCAGTTTTAGAAAGAGAATTTATTGCAGAGAAATACATGCAACAGATTTATTATTGTTCTAACCAAAAGGGTATGAAAGCTTATCGTTGTGTAGTATTGCTTCATAAGGCATTAATTGAAGAGTCTAAGAAATTAAATATTAGACACGTATTGTCAACAGGCAGTCATGCAGACACTGAGAATGTATTCGTAAAAATTCTCGGTAAGAATGGTTGGAGCGTTAGAAATTATTTAGCAATATGGAGAAACGATGAAATACATATGGGCACGGCTTAAAGAGCCTTCAACATGGTTTGGACTGATTTCAGCTACATTGGCTGTATTAAGTTCATTCAAATTTGTTACACTAACAGCAGAAGAAATGGATAGTCTGCTTGCGTTGTCAGTTGCTCTTTTGGGCAGTGGTAGCGTAGTATCCAAAGATCCACAATAGCGGTACGCCTCGACACAACTGTCGGGGCTTTTTTACGAGAGTCATGGGGGCAATTTTGCGGGGCAAGACGGGGCATTTCTGCACGAATTTTGGTGGGCGGCAAATCTGGGCGTGTGTGGCGCGGGGCGGTGGGGGCATCACTGGTGGATCAGGGCGGCAGTTGCGTGCCGTGTAGGGCGGTTTCTGGTGCCAGAACTGGTACACGTGGGGCAGTTGCGTGCAGTTCTTCAGGTACACTCAACCCCGTTAAATTAACCCTTGCGGCCTCCCCCTGTATTATCTCTCTTAGTAATACGGAAATAATAGTATCTTATATGAAGTACAATAATAACTTTATATAGGAGAATACTATGGAAAACGAAAACATAAGAATAGCACATCAATTTACGCTAAATAGACGCGATGCTACAAAACGATATGGTATTGCGCCATACCCGCAGTTTGATGCTTCTGAGAAGTACAGAAGTAAAGGTATGCAAGAAACCTTAGAAATGTTATGGGGTGTATACAAAGATGCAAATCAACTCGAAATTATCGCAAGAGTGTATACAATAGAATCTTTATGGTACTTAACTAAAAGAATTTTTGTAATTGATCCAACAGTGGCAACAGAATTACTTAACTCTAAAGTATCTAAGAAAATAGATATGTCACAAGTAAGACTTCCTGACTGGGGCATTGCTGTAAGCGCAGGTAACCTGCGATTTAAAGCCGCCAAATTTCGATTACATTGTGATGGGTATTGTAAAGATCGATTAGTCTTCTGGGTACATGAGTCAGAAACTCAGCTTAATAGATTGTTTATGTATCCTGCAGATGAGGTTGTCGATCTAAGCGAATTTGAAGATGCCCAAGGGGATCAAATCCTGTCGGTGATATTGTATATAAGTGCAGTCAAGGATACAATACCAAAGGCTTCACGTTCAAATAATCATGCCAAGCAGCCTAAAAAGATAAAACATTTTGATATGCCTGAACACTCAACCTCAGTAGTACTTGGTGCAAAGTTAGGGGAAAGGTTACGAGCTGGATATACTGGTACTAAACTCTCAAATGGAATGAAAGCTCATATTCGTAGGGCACATTGGCACAACTACTGGACAGGCCCTAAAGACAACAGAAGGTTAATATGTAAGTGGACAAACTCCACGGGTGTTAATATGAATTTAGCCGATGTATAACGCGGGAAATACGGTATCTTATATGAAGTACAATACTAACTTGGAGATTAAAAATGAAATACAAAGTAGTTATATATGAACGCGATGATACCGACACTTATTATGCTAAAAGAGACTTATTAGACGTTTATGTAAATTTTGAAGAATATGAGCATATGATGTTATTTGTTGTTGATACTGAAACAGGTGCTTTTGAGATTATCTGTAACGAATCGCAACTAAGGATAGCAGCTCAAAAATTATTGTATAAAGGGGAACCAAAATGATTAGGATAATGTACAATAAAACCAAAACTGTTGCTCAAGTAGTTTACGGTAACACTCAGATAGGATACAGAATTCGCTTTGATAGTAACCATAGAGTATGGGAGATTGATTTTGAAGACGAGCAGTTTAATAACATAGAAGCAGCAATTTTACATGTAATCTTAAACAGTCACGAGATGGAGGATGCTTGTGAAGAGAGATGCTGGGCAGACTCATCTTTTAGCTTAAGCAAAATGACAATTAGAAGTAAGTTTGGCACTACCTATAGCCTTATTACGCAAGGCGCTGGAGACTCATGGGATTTGTACACAATTTATGAAGACGATGAAGATGAGATTGAGGGGTATCCACCAGACAAGTTAATAACAAAAGCTTATAACTTTTATTCAACGGATTGCTTAATGACTTGGTTAGGCAGAACTTTTTACAAATTAAGATGGGAAGAAAGATGAGTACAGTAATGTTTATGATTGACGCGGTCTTTGATATACGCGTTAGAACCCATTCAGTATTTGAATATGTACTATTCGAAGCTGAATGCTACGATGAATGTATTACTCTTCTGGACAGTGCTGATGCACGTCTTAGAATTGGTAATAATTACTCATACACTTGGAACCATACCCATTGGGATGGGCAAAGGCTAGAGTCATTCATTACGCTTTTAGATTTACTTGATGATGATAAGTACAAATTAAACGTCCTTACAGAGGGCCATCTTTTCCAACAAGGGGTATTAGTATTATGAGCGAATGGTATAGTTTTATTGAAGCAATGTTAATGGTTGGTTTTTATTTTGTTTATGTAGCTTACAATGTATTTGCAGAAGACTGCAAAGATAGACGTAAGTATTGCAAAGCACGCCGGTGGCTACGTCAAGCTATTATCCAAAAGGACTACAAATAAACGCGGGAAACGGGGTATCTTATATGAAGTACAATAAGGTACCTCAATTAACTTAACAAGGAGAATACTATGACATTTGAAATAACAAGAAAAGAAGTTTTCGAAGAGTTATCTGTAAAAGACCAAGAATACGTTATTAGCGAGTTAAATGCAATAATTAAAGAAGGAGCATTGGTTTCAATTCAGGCTGAAGAGTTCTATGAAAATGAAGTATCTTTATATGGAGTCTATTCGAAGAATATAGATGAAGATTACAATTATCGTTGTTCAGGCGGATTGTGGATTTACTCCAATCCAAAAGAACTTTTAGAAACATTTACAAAAGGTGATTAAAATGGAAGGTACAATTTTTGAAATCGGTGGTTATGAGTTTTACATAGCTTGGAATGAAAAGATGACAATCTACAAGGTTTGGTATGATCGCGGCAATTACCTTGATAGACGCGCTCCAAAGTTTGAATGCACTTCTTATGAAGAGTCTGTAGCATTCTGTAAACTCAAATACGCTTACTGCGGGTAAGTGTCTCGGGATGTGTATCCCAACTGACGAGTCTGAAAAGACGAAACACACTTAGGAGTTATATTATGTTTACTATTGAAATCAATGATGTAGAAATTGAAATGAAAGAAACAGGAATGGGTATTTGGGAAGGTTCTAGAGAATTTTATCAAGTAGTATTTGATGAATTTCTTCAAGAGTTGTTTGTAGCGTCAATGCTAGGCAACCGTATTGTTAAGTGTGAGAGCCAATTCTTATGCTAAAACATACAGTTTATGGTATTGGAAATACCGTAATGTCTTCAATAGATATGAGTGCAGATGTAATTACAATTGGGCTAGTATTAGCTCTACTTTTAATGTTTACAAAATAGGTGATATTATGTTTCCTTTAATTGCGTTAGGTGTTACAGCTTTGGGTGGATTTGGTTATACTAAAACAAATTCTTACAAAAGAAAAGTAGAACGTCATGCAAAACGTGCTATGGAAAAGGCAACAAAAGTAGCAAAAGAGCAAATGGAGTCTCAAGCTTTACATAATTTAATGGTTGAAGAGATGGCTAAAACTGACTTTGCTAATCTTGAAGGCCGCTTCTGTGTTAATGAAAAAGATAAGGAGTTAAAATATGTGCGATCCATAAGAACATTAAAGCTGGACAATTTACAAATACTTTCGTATGAGAAAGATGATGCGGAAGTAGCAGTTGTTGATACAAAGGGTTCGGTCGTCCCCTTCTATTTGAAAAAGAACGATGCACTTCTACTACAAGAAATTTTAGACAAACGGTTACCAACACCGTAAGTTGGAGAGTATTGTAGTCACACCTAAGGATTACAATGGCATTTCTACAATACTCGGTTACAATTCTGTTAATGTTTGCTTTATTAGGCATCTCGCTTGTTAGTTTTACTGTAGGTACATGTATTCACCTACACAGAACAGGAGTAAGAAAATGCCGTTAATTTATTTAGCAGTTGTTGTATTAGTTGCAAAAGTTATGGACTCCGTTATTAACGAAGACAAGTAACAAAAACACACCCCCTTTCAGATTCGATTCCTTAACAGGTTTCGGGTTTGAGAGGGGTTCCTCCTTTATTTTTTCCTTTTGGTATTTATGCGAAATAAATTATTACGTTCTTTAAAGTCTAGAATTGTGTCTGAGATCGCTCCTCAATCTCCATTACGATTCTTAAAGAAGTTGAATATCGAAGATCATCTTGATGAGATAATTGCCAACGCTTATTTGTATACCAGGCCCAAGAAAGGTTCTGATAAGCAGATTATAATGTCAGAAGTAATTAGTATTCTTGGCCATAATATGCGCAAGGGTGAAAAGAAAGACTCTGCTACTGCAGCAAGATGTGGAGCATTCATTCTGTATTCTTTTGACATCTTAGGTCTAACAGAAATTGTAATGACTAATGCAGCCAATGGGCACGGTACATATATTGTTAATGTAATTGATGAAAAGAGTATGCAAGAATTGTGGGAAACTGTTGGCAGGCAAGGAGGTAAAGGAAAACTGCCCTCACTAGTACCATATGAAGATTGGAAAGGATTTAAACATTCTACAGGATTGTCTTTAGTTAAGACACAGTCTAGGGATGTTGCAGCTACACTAACACCAGCTACTCACCCTATTGTATTTGAAGCAGTAAATAAGAGTCAGAGAGTTGGCTGGATTATAAACCAAGAAGTATACGCAGTTGCTAAGTGGGCATTAAGCAATAAAACAGAAGCATTCTCAGATATTTGGGAACAAAACAATCCACAGGCAAGAACAACAAAGCTGCGAGAAACCAAAGCAATCTTAAGTATTGCAGATAAGTTTGCTGATACAACTTTCTATCATTTGTACTATCTTGACTTTAGAGGCCGTAAGTACCCTACAACAGCATATCTGCATGAACAATCTTCAGATATAGCTAAAGGTTTGTTGCTTAGAAAAGACAAAAAAGTTATTGGACAAGAAGGTTTCTTTTGGTTATGTGTATCCATTGCATCCAATTGGGCAGGCAGTTCAGGTAGAGAAGATGGGGCAAAAACTGACAAAATACCGCTCAAAGATAGATACCACTGGGTGCTAGATAATGAAGAGATATTAACAGCTTATGCATTGTCACCTAAATTACATCAAGGTTGGATGGATGCTGATAAGCCTTGGCAATTCCTTGCAGCTTGTGTAGAACTTAAAAATGCATTAAGTATGGGCTCAATGTACTTACAATATGAATCACATATAGAATGCTTTATTGATGGCTCTACTAATGGTTCTCAACACTTAAGTGCTTTGACTAGAGATGAAGTTACTGCTCCTTATGTTAATTTAGTACCACTAGACATGCCTGGTGATCTATATGCATACGTAGCGGCTCACGTGTGGATGAAGATTGATGCAGTTCTTAGCAGAATGCCACCTGCATTAATACTAGAGTGCGAAGAATTCATTGATGGGTTAATATCTCTGAAAAAGAAAATTGTAGCTGCAGAGCCTAAGTCTGATTTGCGAGCAGAGTTAGTAATGCAAATTAGGCAGTATAAGAAAGATTGGGAATCTGTTGGTAATAAAGCTGCACCTGTATTCTGGGGTAGAATTAAAGACTCTAAACAAAGACGTAAAATTGTAAAGAGAAACGTAATGACATTACCTTATGGCGGCTCTAGCTATGGTCTATCTGAACAACAAATAGATGATTCAAAGAAACATGGCATAGAGTTGTTAATGAATATGGAACATAAATGGGCAGCTTGGATGGGTAGATTAGTATATGAAGATGCTAAAGACTCTTTAGAAAGACCTATGATGTTGTTGTCTGTATTTGAAAAAGCTGGCGCAGCTGCAGAGAAAAGAAGTCAATTCTTAGAGTGGGTTGTGCCTGTAACAAACTTTCCTGTAGTGCAAAATTATACGGAAGGAAAGACTAAAAAGATACATATTCAGTGGGGGCCTAGAATAGGTGTTAGGAGTGATACCACAGGCTACTTTGGTAATGATATGCAATTGCATGTATGTTTTGTTGAGGATCAAGTTCCCTCAAAAGGAAAGCAGTCTCAAGGAGCAGCACCTAATGTAATCCATTCTTTGGATGCAGCACATCTAGCTATGACAACAGTTAGATGTGACTTTCCTATCACTACAATCCATGATTCATATGGATGTTTGCTAGCAGACATGCCTAAGCTTTATCGTATTGTGCGTGAGACATTTGTTGAGTTGTACCAAGATAATCCTTTGTACCCTATCATAGATAAGATTGATGGCGATCTTACTTATGTAGATATGGGTGATTTGGATGTTAATTTAATTCTAGAAAGTGAATACGCTTTCGCATAGGAGTTTATAATGCAGTTAATGACAATTCGTGAATACTTAGAAATGATTGAGTTTGAAATATGCTATCAGACATTGAGCCACAGGCTGACCTTGCTAGGGGTCAAACCGCTTCAGTTCAAAAGAGTTGGTAAAAACTTGGCAGGTTTGTTTAAAGTGTCTGATTTACAAGCTGCTGGTAACTACAAGAAAAGGCTACCACGCAAGCCGCAACCTATAGTTTTGCAAACAGAAATACTTCGCTTTCTAAGTAACCCCCTAACGCCTGTACATCGTTGGTACGGCTATAGAAATGAGGAATTAAAATGGCTTTAAGTGTAATTGGCGGTAAGAAGAACAAAGAACCACAAATAAAGATCTTTAAGGTTGTTCAAGGTGATGCAGATCATATTGATCAATTAAATGTACTAATTGCCAACAGTTGGCAAATTACAGAAATTATTTCTCTTAGCGGCTTTTTAAATATGCCAGGGGAAGCTCACTATTTATTGGAAAGGGTAGATTAAAGTGCGCGATTTAATAATTGATGAAATACTATCTTCTAAATGGTATCAAGATCTTGCAGACAGTGGAGAATTAAACTTCACTTTAGTACGTTTGAGTAACCATGATCTTTTGGAAGCCTTTAAAAAATCTTTAACTTATTAAGCCTGGGCACGCTTCTTAACTGCCCACAATTGACAGAAGGAGGTCGTCATGTTAATGACACCAACACTATGTCTCGTTGCAGCAATGTACTTCGAGGCTAGAAACCAAACGTCCGATGCCATGTTAGGTGTCGGTCAAGTATTGATGGAGAATACAGAGAATGGCAAAACTATGTATGACACATTGAAAAAGAAGGGGCTGTTCTCTTGGGCAAAATATGGTGTTAAAATACCTAAGCCTAAGAGTCCGGCGGACGTGGAAGTTTTTCAGCATCAGCAGAAGCTGGCGCGAAAAATGCTTTTCAAACAACTTAGAACACCTCTATTACGGGGTAAGTATAAGCATTTTAATAATTGGCAACTAGGTAGGCGATTCAAAACTGAAGTAAAATTAGTTAGAATTGGCGACTTAGTTTTCTATTGAGGATCTTATGGATAATATTAGAGCAGTAATTGACTATGTAATTCGTGCTGAAGCGAATGATTATGAAGATTGGGTAACTGAAGTTTGGTGGGATCGAGATTTCTCACTAGAGAATAAAGAGCAATTAGAAGAATCTCTGATAGATCCCGAAATTGAGCATGTCTATAAAACTGCAGTATTAGCGCAGAGAGAGCTAGAGGCCTTAGGAAAAAGTGAGCCTGTTTTTCTAGATCTAACAATGGACCAGTTCGCAGCATTAGTATCTTAGGGGGCAAAATGTTAGTATTGAAGTATTTAAGAGGTATAGTATCTTTTGTAATATCTACAGTTGTAGAAATAATCAGACTTATTATTCAATTTATTGTAATAAGTTTCATACTGTTTGCAGGAATATTTTGTCTGTTTGCAGAAGAAGATCGTAAACGCCTCAATGAAAGGCTCGAGTTTGTTGAAGGCTTACTTGATAAACAATGGGAGGGTAAATGTTGGAGTATTTTTTAATTGCATATGCTATATTTGCAACGTATAGAGTTGGCAAGTTATCTAGATTAGTTGTTTCTCTTAGAACTCTATGCGCAGATTTAGAATCTCGATTGATATTAACTACATTAGGTAAAAGACCAGATGACAAATTTCACTGATGAAGAAGTAGAAGAATTGCGCCAAATGATTAATGTACTTGGCGTATGTATTGGACCGCCAGAAGGCTACGATGAGACTGACCCAAGCAGCTACTGGCCTTTAGCAAAAGCTATTGTAAAATGGCAGGAGAAATTAAATGCGAGTGTTTGAAAAGCTTAATACTCTTTTAATTGCATTACAAGAGAATCCAGACTATCATGAAATCATGGAAGATCTATTACCAGTTTTAAGAGGCTTAATACCGACTAGTACATTAATGAATGACCTGGGCGGTAATGTCTATATACTTGAAACATTGGAAGATTTTAAAGAGATTGAAGTATTTGATTTAGATGATCCTGGTAAGAGCCTACTTGAGAAAGCAGGCGTATTTGACATTGTATCGTTTTGCGATGTAGATTGGATAAAAATACTCTCATTAACATCAGATAGCGGTGGTCCGGTTTATTATATTCCACGAGAGCTTGCTCGACTTAACCCAAACGTGGGAGCATCTCTTGAGCTTTCGAATTCATAGACCCCGTTAAATTAACCCCTATATCAACCTACTATATGAGATTTAAAAATGGCAATTCTTAAAAATATTGAAATACACTGGCCACAACTTGATAAACCTGAATCAAAGTTTAATCCTCAGAATCCAAGATGGACAATGCAATGCCGTACTTATGATAAGGCTCTCTCGAAACAAGTTAAAGCAATGGGAGTTAAGGTTGAGGCAGAGGAATTACCAGATGGTACAGAATACTGGAGATTCTCTTTAGGAAAGAATACTGTTTCAAAAACTACAGGGAACAAGAATCCGCCTGTAGAAGTTTTAGATGGTAACTTACAACCAATTCCCTCTAAGTCTATTGGCAACGGTTCTATTGCAAATGTACGTGTTTTAGAATGGGAAGATAAGAATAAAGCTGGCGTAAGTGCTGGTGCAATCTTAATGGCAGTACAAATTACAAAATTAATTCCTTATGTAGCAAAAGGTATTGATAAAGAATCCTTTGAAGTTACAGAGACAGAGATTGTGTATGAAGAAATGCCAGACATTGATGGAGATGTATTCTAATGGCACGCTATAATTATACAGCAATTAATGAAGATGGCTCTGAAGGTACAAAATATTCTGACTTCAATGAGATACCAATCAATGCTATTATTGGGGATTATGGCCATATTAGAGCAACTCGCGCTGAAGACGGTACAATGGCAGGTGCTTTAGTAATTAGAGATGATTATGAAGCTTGGCGTGAGATGCTTGATCGCTGTCATTGGGTTCCAAAGTCTGAAGTTGCTACTGCAGTGGATCCAAAGCATTACAAGGGCTACGTAGAAGAATTCCAATGGATTGATACTATGAGCCGTATTCCTACGCTTAAAGATCCTAAAATATTTTCTGGTGCTGTAGAAATGCAAATTAGAAAGTATCTTGATCGCAATGGGCAAAAGGATGATGTTATACAAGAGTTGCTTAAAGCACGATGGTACTTAAACTATCTGATTGCTTATAAAGTAGCAGATAGGCCAATCATGGTAGATGAGGTCGAAGATATTATATCTTCAATTTAACAACAAAAGGGCGTTTCGCATAAGCGGAGCGCCTTTTAATCGAGACTTACTATGAATTATGTATTCGACATAGAATCGGATGGATTGCTGAAAGACGTTACACGAATGTGGATTATGGTTGTTAAAGATCTTAAGACGGGTAAACGTACAAGGTTCTTAGAAGGTGATCTTGGTTGGCAAGAGTTGTTTAATAATGCTAATCAAGTCGTTGGTCATAACATTATAAATTACGACTTACCTGTTCTTGAAAAGTTGTTTGGCTATAAACTGCCAACGTATGTAAAAGCTGTAGATACTTTAATTCTTTCACAAATACTTGACTATAAGAGATTTGGCGATAAAGGACATTCTCTTAAGGTATGGGGCGAATATTTAAATGCGCCTAAACAAGAATTTGAGGATTGGTCTAAGTACTCAGAAACAATGGCTCTCTATTGTGAAAATGACGTTGAAGTTAATACTAAAATTTTAATGGCATTGAAAGATGAACTAGACAGGGGCATTGATAGATTTCCTGAAAAGTTTAAATTAACAAGAGAGTACATTAAGGTAGAGCATGCGGTTGCTAAGTGGTGCGCTGATGCTAGTTTGCACGGCTGGCCATTTGATGTAGATAAAGCTTATGAGCTTTACGATGAGCTTGAAACAAAGATGAATATTACTTACGGGATCCTTAACAAAAAGCTTGGTGTCAAAACTGTAGCTTGCGATAAGAAGGCTAGCGACCCTGTTGACTTTGGACGTAAGCCTAAGTTCCTAAAAGATGGCAGATATGATATACATCTTGCCCGTTGGTTTAATATTGACCAATGGAGCGGAGTAGATCCTGACGATCGTCTAGTAGTTGGAGAGTACTGTAAGTTTGAAATTGTACCATTGAGCCTTAACTCTGTGGCTGATGTAAAGATATTTCTATATAGGAATGGCTGGAAACCAACAGACTGGAACTACAAGCTAAATGCAGATCTAAAGCGTGAAAAGACAACGCCTAAGATTACTGAAGATAGTTTAGAGTTTTTAGGCGGGGATGGTAAACTATATAGTAACTATTTGACTGAGAAGGCTAGACACTCAATTGTAAAAACATGGTTGGAGAACGTAGATGACAATAATAGACTTCATGGAGACTGTATGGTTATCGGGACCCCTAGTATGCGTTCACGTCATAGTATTATTGTTAATATCCCTAGCCCTGATGCTCCATACGGGAAACAAATGAGATCACTGTTCAAATGTATTCCTGGTTGGAAAATAGTAGGCTGTGACAGTGCTGGCAATCAAGCTAGAGGCTTAGCTCATTTCCTTAAAGATGATAAGTTTACAGATATTCTTTTAAATGGCGATGTTCATACTTTTAATGCAGATACTCTCAACCGTATTTTAAGAACACGTCTTTACATTGATTGGAATGAGTACTGGATAGGGCAGGGCGTTAAGGCAGATGAAAAGCATACACTAGAAGAGAACCTTGCTATTCGTAGAAGAAATTGTGCTAAGCGGGTATTGTATGCATTCTTATTTGGCGCTTCAGGCGGCAAGCTTTGGAGCTATATGTTTAATGGAGAAATGAATGATACTAAAGGTAATAAAGTTAAAAAAGATTTTATTGCTGCAGTCCCAGGTTTTAAAGAGCTTTTGACAGAGCTAGAGACCACGTATGGTAGTACAAAGAAAACAGGACACGGCTACATTGGTAGCTTAGCGAATACTCGATTGTATGTAGATTCTTTTCATAAGTTGTTAGTGTACAAGCTACAAGCTACAGAAAAGATTACTTGTGGTGCAGCCTGCATGCTAGTACAACAATATTTACAAGAAGAAGAGATTCCTTATCAACCTTTGATTATGTATCATGACGAGTTTCAATTTATGGTACCTGAAGAGCATGCGGAGAGAGCAGTAGAGTTAGGCATAAAAGCCTTCCAAGAAGGCCCTAAATTGTTTGGAGTCACCATTATGGATGGCTCTGGTTCCTTTGGCAACACTTGGCTGGAGACGCACTAGTGTTTGAATGCGACTGTTGTGGTAAAATATTTCATAGCGCACCTTTTATACTTGATGGTATTGAGAAGATGTTTTGTTCGGGCGGCTGTATGAAGCTTGAACAAGGTATTGTAACTGAATACACTAAAGCTCAAAGAGAAGCTATAAATAAGAAGATAGATTCAAAGCAATTAGTTCCTCGGAGAGTACCTTTGAATCCAGTTCAATTTACAATAGCACCAGGTGCAACACCAGGTCAAAGAGATTTATTGAGCATGGATATGGATACTAGAGCTAGGCTCAAGAGACTGTCTAAACGTTTCTACAGAAAATAGGTGAGTTATGAACAACGAGCAATACCTTTTAGTATGTTTAATGGAAGAGTTATCAGAAGCAGCACAAGAGGCTTCTAAATGTATTAGATTCACGCTAGAGCATCAGTATGAAGAATACGAACACACAAACAAGCAAAAGCTAAAGAATGAGTTAGCAGACGTACAAGCTATTCTTATTATGCTAGCTAGTGAATGTAATATTAGACTGAATTGTGATATGAAATCTCACATAAGAGATAAGATAGCCAAAACAGAAATGCGTATGATTTTGTCACAAGATATGGGAGTTTTAAGAAAATGATAGCACTTATCGATGCGGATGGTTTAACTTATTCTGTTTGTTACAATCGTGAAAAGCAGAATCCAATAGTTAACCTCGATGATGAAGGTATGGTAACGTATACCCCTGAAGAAGAAGCTGAATACAAAGCTGATATTTTTAGAAATTTTTGTAGAGAACTTTCTGAAGTAAGTGAAAATGTATTTGCTACAGAATCGCGTATTGTACTTAGAGGTAAGAACAATTTTAGACACGCAGTAGATGCATTCTATAAGTCTAAGAGAAATTCTGGCGGTATAAAGAAATATGCCGATTACATCAAAGATACAGCATTGTCGTTTGAAATGGCAATAGATTCTGAAGGTTGTGAAAGTGATGATATCATACGTATCTGGGCAGAAGAGCTTAGAGCTGAAGGTAAGGAATTTATTGTTTGTACTACAGACAAAGATCTTAAGATGATTCCTGGTAAGCACTATCATTTGAAAACTAAACAAATAAGTGAAGTATCTGAACACGAAGCTTTGGTGTCTTATCATCAGCAACTTCTAATGGGAGATGCAGTTGATAGTATTCCAGGTATTTGGAAAATGGGGCCTGTAAAGTCTGCAAAGGCTTTAAAGGACTGTGTAACACTAGAATCCTTTCAAGAAGTAGTCATAAATGAGTATATTAAAGCGTATGGCGACAGATGGCCAGAAGAGCTTACACTTACAGGCAAACTCATACATTTATGGAGATGGCCTGAAGACTACTTTAGCTTGGATGAATGGCCGCTGGCTAAGGAATTGTTAGGTTAAATGAAATTCGAAGGAGTCGTTCCAACAACGGCTCCAGTCTCTATTAGTAGATTTTCTAATGGACACTGGAGATATTTTAAACAAATGAGAGAGGATAAGGCATATGTGGGATTCATCTATGCTATCTATGATAAAGTCCTTCTTAGATTCTATATTGGAAAGAAGAATTACTTCAGTACTGGTAAAGCTACTTTCGGACGAGAGTCTGATTGGAAGAGATACAAGAGTAGTAGTTCAACAATTGCGGCTCACCTCAAAGAACGACCAGCAGAAGAATTTCTCTATATCTGCTTGGGGGAATACAAAACAAAAAGTGGACTCGCTTGGGCCGAAACGTGGTCGTTGGTGACACTAAAAGCACCATTCAGAGAAGATGTATACAACAAGCGAATAGAAGAAATTACGTGGAAAGTTACAGAAGATGTTGCACCACATCATGTAGAAAGATTAAATCTTATTTCTAAGGGATATATTCCAAATGACTTCGAGAGAGATTGGTAAGACCAGCTGTCCCAAATGCGGATCTTCTGACGCTAGAAAAATATATTCAAGCGGACAGAGTCATTGTTTTTCATGCGATACACATTTTAAAGCGGATGCAGATATGGCAATAGAATTTAAAGGTAGCGTACCAGCAACAAAAGTAACACAAAAAGTATCTCATATGGATATTAGTTCGTTACGATCTGTTGCAATAAAAGACAGAAAAATATCCAAAGAAGTTACAGAGTACTTTGGTGTTAAGATGAGATTTGGGGAAGATGGCGAAATTGATGGTCATTTTTATCCGTATGGTGACTCTTATAAAATGAGAGCATTGCCTAAGACATTTACTTGGGTTGGCCCTAATACAAACAAACTGTTCGGTCAAGATAAGTTTAACGGTGATGGCAAAAGACTTGTTATTACTGAGGGTGAAATTGATGCCATGTCTGTTGCACAAGCATCGTTTGAAAAGTACAAAAAGATTTATCCAGTTGTTTCAATATCATCTGCTACAGGCACAAAAGCTTTGCTAGAGAATAGAGAATGGATAAGATCTTTTGATGAAGTAATTCTATGCTTTGACAACGATGACGCAGGCCGAGAAGCTACTGACAAGGCTATTAAGATTATTGGTGTGGATAAAGTAAAGCTTACTAAGATGCTAGTAAAAGATGCCAACCAGCTACTTCTTGAAAAAGGCGGTACAGAGGTAATGTCATGCATCTTTAGTGCAGCTAAGTATGTACCATCAGGTATTATGCGTAGAGATGAGCTTTGGCAAGCAATGGTAGAATACAACTCTATTCCTGTTGTACCCTATCCTCCTTGTCTAGATACGCTTAATACTAAGCTTAAGGGTATGAGAGAGCATACTATTACTTTGTTCACTTCAGGCACTGGTTCAGGCAAATCTACAATCACTAGAGAGATTGCATTACATTTAGTATCTACACAAGATACTCTGGTAGGCATTGTAGCGTTAGAAGAGCCGCCTGCAGAAACGGCTCGTAAGTTGGCTGGCATGGCTATCAGTAGAAATCCAGCTAATGAAGAACTCTCTGTAGATGACCTTAAGTGTGGCTTTGAGAGTGTGTTTGGCGATGATAGAATTATGGTATTAGATCACCAGGGTTCTATGGATGATACATCTTTAATGGATAAGCTTGAGTATATGTGCCTCTCAGGTTGCCACTATATTATCCTTGATCACATAACAATCTTAGTATCTGAGGGTGTTGACGGTCTTCAAGGTAATGAAGCAATTGATAGAACAATGAATGATTTATTAAGATTAGTTAGTAAGTATCCTGTGTGGCTATGCTTAGTCTCACATTTAAGAAAGACACCTACAGGTAAGAAATCATTTGAAGAGGGTCAGTTACCTTCTCTAGATGATATAAAAGGCTCAGGCTCTATTAAACAAGTATCGATGGAAATTGTAGCCTTTTCAAGAGACATGTCGCATGAAGATGAGTCAATTCGTAATCACATTAACATGCGAGTACTAAAAAGTAGATTTACAGGCTTAACAGGCAATGTGCCTGGAGTTGATTATGTACATGAAACAGGGCGTCTGCGTGCTAGCGCGGAAGAGTTTATAACAATAGTTTAGGAATATAAATGACAGCACAAATATTAACACCAAGAGAATCTTATGGTGTGGACTATCCAGCTGCAATAGAGTTTGCTATAAAGCAAGCAGAGATCGCATGGTTTGCCCATGAGATTGAAGTGGAGAAGGATATCCACGAATTGAAAACCAACTGTACTGAAGCAGAATACTTTGGTATTGTTAATACATTAAAGATCTTTGTACACTACGAAATCCATGTTGGTAACAACTATTGGAGAGATTATATACCTAGATTCTTTCCCCGTCCAGATGTACAGCGAGTAGCATCAGTACATGCTATGACTGAGCTGAATATCCATGCTCCATTCTATTTTAAGATAAATGAACTCTTAGGTTTAAATACTGATGAGTTTATGAACTCTTACCACGAAGATGCGATTCTTTCTGACAGATTAGAGTGGATGGAGCGTGTTGTATCTAAGCATGAAACCACAATGGAGAAGCTAACCTCAGTTGCTATATTTAGCATGATTGAAGGTGCAGTACTCTATTCATCTTTTGCATTCTTAAAGCATTTCAATTCAGATGGTAAAAATAAGTTTCAGAATATTAATGCTGGTATTAACTTCAGTGCTATTGATGAAGATATACATGCCCGAACAGGAGCTTGGATCTTCAATACAGCTCTTCATGAAGCACTTAATGATCCTGATGAATACATTAACCTCGACACTTTATATAATGATCTAGAAGTGACTGCTTGGATTATAGCTGAAAATGAGCGTGATATCATTCGAAAGATGTTTGAGTTTGGAGCAATCGAAGGTATTACACCATTAATGCTAGATAATTTTGTACAAAGTAGACTTGATATATGCCTTACACGGCTAGGTGCTAAAACATTATTTGAACCATCCTATAATCCAATAGCAGACTGGTTTTATGATGATATTGAATCTAGTACTTTGCATGATACATTTATTGCCATGGGTAACGATTATAAGCGCAATTGGACGGAATCTAAATTTATATGGAAGGTGAAAAATGACTAGTATTTATCGCGAATTAAGCGTTGAGCGTAAACGATTACAGCAAGAAGGTAAGCTCCCTAGTTGGATTATTACTAATAGCTGGCAACTCCTTAAGGAAAAATATGTTAGTGAAAAATATCCAGACTTACTGTCAATCTATACTCGTATTGCTAAGCACGCGAGTACTTACACGGATAGTCCAGCAACTTGGGAAACCAAATTCTTCGAACTTCTCTGGAAAGGTTGGCTTATTCCTTCTACGCCTGTGTGTGCCAATATGGGTACGGGTAACGGATGCCCCGTATCATGTTCCGGAGGTACAGTCCAGGATTCAGTATATGACTTCTATGCCAAGCAACAAGAAGCCGCAGTCCTCTCGCAGCAAGGATATGGTACTAGTAATTATCTTGGTAATATTCGTAAACGTGGTGCCCCTATTTCTGGTGTGGCCGGATCTGCTTCAGGTGTGTTACCAGTATTTAAGGGATTTGTTAAAGTAGCACAAGACATTTCTCAAGGCTCACAACGTAGAGGTGCTTGGGCAGGGTATTTGGAGATTGAACATGGTGATTTTGACGAACTCGCAACTCATATTCTTAACTTTCCTGATGATGCTAATGTCGGTTGGATCATTAGTGATGATTTTATTCGTCGTTTAAATGCAGGAGACAAGGATGCTTTAAGACGCTATCAAAAAGCAATGAAACTTAGATTGCTAGGCAAAGGTTACTTCTTCTTTAAAGACAAGGTTAATCGTGCAGCGCCACATGCTTATAAACGTAGAGATTTACAAGTCAACGCTTCTAATTTATGTACTGAGATTGCATTGTTTAGTGGTATTCACTGGGATGAAGAATATACATTCTCTTGTGTACTCTCATCAATGAATGCTTCTAAGTATGATGAGTGGAAAGGAACAGACGCTGTGTTTACAGCTACTGTGTTCTTAGACTGTGTCAATGAAGATCAAATTCGTATTGGTAAGACAAAGCCTGGTATGGAGCGTATCACTCGTTTTGCTGAAAAATCAAGAGCATTAGGCTTAGGCTTACTAGGCTTTCACAGTTATTTACAAGACCATAGCATTCCATTTGAGAGCTTTGATGCTCATCTAATCAGTCAAGAAATGTTTAAGCATCTTAATTCTGCGTCCCTAATGGCATCTATTTGGATGGCTAAAGCATGGGGCGAGCCTGAGTGGTGTTTAGACCTTGGTATTCGTAATACACATAGAATAGCTATTGCGCCTAATCTTTCTAGTTCATTGATTGCTGGTGGTACATCTCAAGGTATTGAGCCTATCTATAAGAATGCGTTTGTACAGAATACTGCAGGCGGTAAGATGAGAAGATCATCACCTGCTCTAATGAAACTGATTGAGAGAGAAGGACTTGATGTACAAAAGACTCTCAAAGATATCATCAGAAACAATGGCTCTGTACAGCATGTTGAATGGTTAACTGATCATGAGAAAGATGTGTTTAAAACTGCATTTGAAATCAATCAGAAGAGTATCTTAAAGCTAGCAGCAGCTAGACAACCTTATATTGACCAAGGTCAATCTATTAACCTCTTCTTTGATGCCGATGAGAGTGAAGAGTACATCTCTGAAATTCATCAAGAAGCATTTGAGTTAGAAGGTATTAAATCGTTGTATTATATTCGCACTACTAATGGTGCAAGGACCAATAAAGATGAATGTCTCTCATGCCACGGGTGAAGTACAGGTAACATTAACTGGCGATAGCCACCAAAGACGCAAAAAGCTAAGAGAATTATATCGTACTTATAGATATGTACAAATGAAACTCTATGGTGGCTTCTTTGTAAAGAATACATATATTTGTTGGAACTAATCATAGGGAGGACTTCGGTCTTCCCTTTTTAACGGAGAGTAAGATGAACACAGATGAAATATACGAATGCTTACGAGGCATTGCAGCAGAGCCTTCTACAAACGCTAAGATTGAAATGTTAGAATTCTATCTACAAGATTATGAGTTTGAGAAGGTTATTACATATGCGTACAACCCCTTCCTTACATTTGGTGTACGTAAAGTACCTAATGTTTCGCATAAGGTTGGTTTATTAAAATCATTTGACTATGATACATGGGGTTTGCTTGACTTATTACGTCAACGACATGTGACAGGTAAGCTTGCAATTGTGACTTTATTAGAGACAATGGGACAGCTGTACAATGGTTCTGAGGCAGTGTTGAGAGGTATTCTAGAGAAAGACCTTAGAGCAGGCTTTGATGCTAAGACAATTAACAAGGCTGTCCCTGGCTTAATACCTGTAGCAGCATATATGAGATGCAGCTTACCTAAGCATGTAAAGATGGATGAGTTCCATTTCCCTGCATTTAGTCAAGAGAAAGCAGATGGCCTGTTTGTAAATATCACAATGGAAGGCTCAGCTATTACAATGCTAAGTCGTAAATACCAAGAGATGCCCGTTGAGTCGTACAAAGAGTTACTAGTACAGGCAGAAGGCCTTAAGGTAATTAAAGAAGGTTACCAAACACATGGTGAATTGATTGTAGAAGTTAATGGTGTACCCCTAGAGCGTAAAACTAGTAATGGTGTCTTAAGGCGTGTTAACCTAGGCGGTGAATTCAAGAACGGAGAGTATCCCGTATTTCATTATTGGGATATTGTGCCTATAACATCTATAAGAAAGAATATAGACAATACCATGTACGTAGATAGATATAACTCTATTAACAATTATGATCGGAAACATGTTAAAGCAATTCCCTCTGAGATGGTTATGAATCTACAAGAAGCTGAAGATCACTTTGTAGAGTTGAGTAAACAAGGTAAAGAAGGCACTGTTCTAAAATCTTATAGAGCTGTTTGGAAGAACGGTGTTAGTAAAGATATCGTTAAGTTCAAGAAGGAGTTACATTGTGAATTAAGAGTAATTGATTTTAATCCAGGTACAGGGGAGAATGCTGATACATTTGGTTCTCTTAAATGTAGTACAGAAGATGGGCAGCTTGTGGTTAACGTAGGCAATCTTACTAATGAATTAACGTGGGAGATCCATGAGAATTATGATGGCTGGATTTATGCTATCATTGAAGTGACTTATTCATCCGTCATTACTAATGAAAAGGGTGAGTACAGTTTGTTTGAACCAAAGTACGTAGAACGTCGTTACGACAAAGACACTGCAGATACATTAGAATCACTATTGGAGGTAAAATGATAGAATTTACAGGTATTATGGAATGGCTAATGCAAGCTAGTTTAGTTGTTATAGCAGGCTCATTAGCAATAATTATATTTGCATTTGCAGTATTTGCGATTAGAAACATGTATGAGGATTTAATGAAATGAGTAAACAAGCAATCTTTACAGTAGGTATTAGTGGTTCAGGTAAGTCAACTTGGGCATGGCAGCATCAAGATGAATGGCGTGTAATTGATAGAGATGTCATCAGGCGTACACATCTTATTCTTAATGTTAAAGAGTACGATCCCTCAGAAGATAATATGTGGGATCATTGGGATTTTGAAACAATGGAAGCTACATGTAACAGACGTAGAGAAGAGCTTATTGAGGCTGTTCTTCTTGAAGGTAGTAATGTTATATTTGCAGACACTAATCTTAACTATAAAAAGTTAGAGCCTCTAATGCAGCAGCTACTTAGAGAAGATTATAGTGTTAAGTTTCAATTCTTCCCAACAACGTTAGAAGATGCTAAGTACAGAAATGCATGTAGACGTGATGCTGTGCCTGATCATTTGCTACAGATTCAGTACACAGCTTATAATGCATTCAAAGGTGCTCCCATTAGATTAGATTATGGTGATGTACCATTTGATGTAATCCTTGATTGTATGACAGGGGAGATTGACTCAGTAGAAATAGCTGGTATTTATGTAGGTAATGTATTGGCGGAACATGTAATCATGAGCCTAAGAGATGATATAATTGAACTTAAAGTAATGGATGTAAGACCATGAGTGATAATTTTGATGCATTAGTAGAGTTATTAGGCTTTGATCAGCCTGCTGATATTGACAATATCTTAGGGCATGCTGTACTAGAGATATTAGACGCTAGGTACACAATTAAAGAGATGGGTGCTGAGCTTAGATATCAAAGAGCAAGATACATTGAACTTCGTAAAAAGGCTTTAATTGGAGGAGTATTGAAATGAGAATAAGTGACGAAGAAAAAGAACAACTCCGACAAGATCATCGTGAACAGTGGCTAGGTGAATGGAAAGGGACACTTAAAGAATTTGATGAACACTATGTTCCATTGGACTTTAATGACGATGACTGGATCGATAATGATGAAGACGAACTTGATGATGAATGGGATGAGGAGGACACATGAATATGTATCAAGAACTAGTTGATGAAGGTTGTAATATTCCAGATTTACTCAGAGCTAACGCAGGCAATGTAGGAGATATGGGTGTTTTATTAGAAGCAGCAGCTGCTCATATTGAGGCCTTAGAAGCTAACTTAAAAGATACAAGAGATTATTTTGCAATGGTTGATAAAATTGCTAAGTCTATTAGCCAAAACAATAGCGCCCTTCAAGAAACTTTAAGGGTAGCTAAAGTATTCGGGAGAATCAAGTGATATTAACTGATGAACAAGAGTGTGAGTACGACCCAGAGCCTGAAGAGCTTAATTGGGAAGAAGATGGTGACAGAATTCTAGGGCCACATGGCTATAATAGAAACTGTATGTGTTATCAATGCAATCCACCGGGGTGAGTTATGGCAAAGTTAAAGCTTAAAGAAGCTATTTATCAGATGAAAATGGGTTATTTAGTTACAATTACAAAGATCAATGAAGACCATGCGATTGGTGAATTTGAGGGGGAGGATGGTGACGGATACCTACATATAATTACATCCGAATGGAATCTCGATGGTACACACCCTTTTAATCCTCAAGCTAAGCTAAGGAAAGTTAAAATGTTTTGTCAAGACAGAAAGTACTATTCGCACGGGAGCTAATTATGGTTATCTTTTTAGTACTCTTGTATACTTACGCAAGTGCAGGTATATTTGTAGTTCTGACAATGCTTTACGGTTTCTCGGAATTTGAAGCATTTTTACTAGTAACTTTACTAGGGCTAATACTATGGAGTGTAATATGAACTTTAATAAATTTACAGACAGAATGTTCAAAAAAGTTGACAATACAGTATGGGACTTAATGTCTGGTACAGTTGGCTTTAAAACACAAGAAGGCATCTTATCTCTTGATTTAGGTGAGAAAGACGCTGAAGGCAACCATAATGATCCACAAATTGTAATTAATCTTATGGATGAATTTGGCATGGCAATTCCTGCGTTTGCACAAAATACACCTGTGTCTATGATTGAGATGGGTGATTTAGTTTATAGTGCAACAACAGGTAATGCATTAGGCTGGATTGTTAAGAAGAATTCTAAATCATTTGATTTGTTAAAACCAGATGGCACTAGAAGTAACTGGACACCACCTAAGGTACAAATGTTAGGCATGGAGTCCGGTGTTATGATTCTTAAATCATTTATGGCGATGTTGCCTACTGAGGGTGCTAACAGCTTTCAGAACTCTTTAATGCCTATGATGATGATGGGCATGATGGATGGTGACGACAAGATGGACAGGTTAATTCCAATGATGTTAATGTCTAGTACAATGAGTAATGGTAACAATCAAATGATGTCAATGTTACCTATAATGATGATGATGAAAGGGGAGGGTGGGAGCATGTTCGGAGGAAAAAAGTAGACACTGAAGAAATGCGCATATTTGATAGACTAATTGCCTTACGAGATGAATTGTGTCCTGATTTTGTACCTGATTGGTCTTTAGGTAACAGCGGTAACTATGTATTACGCTTCAGTACTATTCAAGGCGTATGGAAGCCTGACCCTAAAGGAACTTATGACGGAAGGGTTGGGCCTCACTTTAGCGCAGAAGCAGCTGAAATAGCTTGTAAGATGTTAAATAACAAAGGGGTCTTATGAACATTGAAATTCAAAAGAAGTACAAAACACGATGTAATTTTAAGGTCGAAATACGCCAAATAATCACTTCAACTCCAACAGGATATCCAGTCCTTGGTGCTTATTTTGACAATGACTACGGTGATTGGGTAGATGAAAGATGGATGCTTGATGGCAGATGCGATGAAGAAATCCTTGACAATGATTTAGACTTAGTGGAGAAAAACTAATGCAGTTAAAAGTAGGCGGTAAATACAAAAATCGTAGAGGTTATGTAGTTGAGATTGTAGAAAAGCTTCACGATGATACGTATCCTTTTATTGATACGCAAGATACATCATATACATTTGAAGGTGTATATCTAAGAACCCATCCTAACCACGTTAATGATTTAATTGAGGAGATTTATGTGTTTGATTTAAATGCAACGTATGTAACAAAGTCTGGACAACAGGTAGTAATCATAGCAAGAACTCCAAAGCTTACATACCCTATTATTGGCCTCTATAAAAGTGGCAGTGATTGGCAGTTAGCCAGTTGGACAGAAGAAGGTATTTACGATTTGAGTGATATTAGCTATTTAGATCTTGTAAAGGTAGATGCTAATCAATTACGTACTCGTAACGGCACTATGGTTAAGATATACGAAAGATATGAAGATGAGATTCATGGTGCTTACTTCTCAGAAGGCAAATGGAAGTCATCTACATGGACTGTTGAGGGCGGTTTTTATCAAACTGGAAAGGAACAGTCGTGTCTTGACATTGATTGGACACCACCTAAAAACTGGACGGCAGGCATCGAATTTTGCGCACAGGCGGGGGCAGGCGGGGCAACGGGGGGCAATGGCTCATACCAGCCAGACCCTGCGGCAGTCGGGGCAGAGCGCGTCAATCTGTAGCAAATTTTGTACCTTTAGCGGGTGTCGGTTTTATGGCGAATGTCCAACCCCGTTAAATTAACCCTATTTTCAAAAACGAAGATAGAAAACATTCGCAACTTAATTTATTTATTATACTGGAGCATATCATGTCACAAATTCAACAAGCATTCGTAATCGATGGTAAAGTTTTCGCTACTAAAGCTGAAGCACAAGCATTTATCCGTCGTCCGTTGATCTTAAAAGCTTTCTTAGATTTGACCAAAAATAACGAAGAGTTATCTAACTGGTTAGTTGAAAATCAAGAAACAGTTGAAGCTGCCTTTGAAACAGGCACTATTAGACGTGTTACCAAATCTGACTATAACAAGTTAGATAAAGCATTAGCAGAGTTGACACATGGCTTCTTGTTTGATAACTTAGAAGCTGTTCGTGAATCTTTCCGCTGGCCAGCTGTTAAACGCTTAACTGCAGAACAAAAAGTTGCAGAAGCTACTACATTGCTTGCTAATGCATCAGGTAACCCTGAACTAGCTGCATATGTTGTTGCTAATCAAGATGCAATTCTTGAAGGCTACAAAGCAGGCGTTGAAAAACGTGAAATTAACACTAACGCTGTAGCTGGCTTAAATGAATGGAGAGCTAGACAAGCTGCTGAAAAAGCTGAACTTGAAGCTGCTGCATTGATTGGACCAGAAGAAGTAGAAGCCGTTAAAGCAAAACATGCTGCTGCTACTGCTGAAAGAAATGCTGCTAAAGCTGCTGCATAAATAAATTAACAAGACCCCTTGACCTGTATGGTTAAGGGGTTTTTAATCGAGGTTTTATGAGAGTACTAGTTATATTGATTTTAAGTATCACAACGGCTCATGCTGATGTTAAGTGGATCGGCAAGGGTAAATGTAAAGTACAATTAATTACTGAGAAGAGACATGATATTCTTGGTGGACTTGCAACAACACATAGATTTGGGAAATTACAATGTACAAAGTAGTAGGCATTACATTCAGACCAGAGTCAGTACAACAGTTCTACTATGGCATAGCGGAAGGCAATTTAGGTTTTATAGAAAGAGAGCCTGGAAATCAGTATGATCCTAATGCAGTAAGAGTATTGGCATTGCATCATGGTACAAATAAGTTTGTATTTATTGGGTACTTGCCCAAAGGTATGGACAAGGTGTTTAAGGGTAACTTTGCAACAATAAGGTTTATTAAAGACCGTCGATTTGAAATAATTGCTGAATACGACAAAAATCCACATCAGGGGGTTATCAATGCTGCTAAAACTATCACTTTGTAATGACAATGGTTTGTTCATATTAAATGTAGCTAAAACAGAAACTGTACGTGTGCATAGAGACGGCAGTACATTTAAATTGGAAGCAACTTATACTGCTGCAGATAAGGCAGTGTGGGATATTACTGAAAACTGTTATAATAGAATAATTCACAAATTGGAGATAATGTCATGATTTTCGCTATAACTGATATAAGCGATGGTGTTAAATATGTATTGAATATGGATCACTTATCAGGTCTTATTTTAGATCCGCCTGAAGGTAATGAAGTAGATATTACTATTATGTACCCACAAGCTATTCGCTATGTAACCGTTAATCTAGATGATGCCAAACGTATTGGAGATTATTATGCTACAATTAGATAAAGTTTATTATGACTCTAACAATCATCGTATTAGAATTGTGTATGAACAGGATGATAGGCTGGTAGGTGTTAACCTCTTTAATGGAGACCTACATTGGTATCGACTCAATGGGAAGAGTGTTGCAGGTGCTGATATTTTAATGCCAGTAAGATTAGAACCTAATCATCTATATAAAGATCGTGCAGGCAGAATTGTTAGAATTGTTTATATTGCTTCTGATGAGAATGACCAGATGCCTTGTTTAGGTGTGTTCAAAGAAGATATAAAAGAATGTGCTAGTTGGTACAGTATTACAGGCCATTATCATCACGATTGTAGTTTTGCATCTTTTGATTTAATTCTGGAGGTATTCTAATGGATGATTCATATTATTCATGCAAGATCTGTGGGGAAATCATGCTTAACAAGACAAGTGAGCCTTGTCATTTACATGCACCTGATGATCTTACAGTTTTATGTCGATTCATAGGGGAAGGGATTTGGAAAACTTTAGCATTTCCAGTTTCATTTTTAGTAAAAGTTTTACACTTACGTGAGCGAGGTTAATATGAATTGTAAATTTACTATGTTTAAACCTAAAGACGCATTCGAGGAAGAAGCGCTTTATCCACGTATTGCTGCAGGATATAGAGGTGCATTACAGCGTGAAAGAAAACTCTCTAGCACTTTGCAAGTAATTGTCTTTGACCCAATAACAGGCAAACAACGCCATATTGGAGATTTACCCGCGAGTTATGGAAATGTCTTCCCTTATGAATACACGGTAGCTACATTCGAAATTATAAAGCGTAGTGGTAATAATATAACATTAGTAGTCACCAATGTTGTAGCAAATCCCTATTTAGCAGTCGGTGAAATTGAGAGACTCGTTGATAGTACACCGCATGTTTTCGAGAATGACAGCAGTGCTGGCCATAAAATCTTAAACGAGTCTAAACATTTTAAACGGGCCGCAGTAGGAGACACAGGCTTCCTTGAAAGAGCGTCAGGCATAATTGATGTAAATCTTTATTTTGGACAGGATCATTTTTCAAAAATCGGACAAGTCTGTGGAAGTGTGCTAGATACAAAGTACAAAATGGCTACATTCGAAATAGTTTCAGTAGGACGCCATGGTAAGTTTTTAGAAGTGCGCGACGTGATTGAAGACCCTTACATTATGGAAAGCAAAATTGCAGCATTGCTTGAATCGAAGAAGAGATGGCGTTATTAAATTTAATTTAGAGGAAGTACTATGAGAGTTGGCGACGTAATTTTAAATAAAGAAGATGAGAAAGGCGTAATTGCGTATATTGACAAAACGCCTGATTTTTCAACTTATTTGTGTGTGTTTAAAGAAGAAGATTCATCTTCTTCTGCTGCATGGTACTCTCTTAGAGAATTAAGGCTAGCCCCTAAGTTTAGCTTAGGTGAGACCGTTAAAGATGGTATGGGTACTAAATATACAATTGTTAGTATTTGTGAAGGTAACGTTAGATACCCTATTTTAGCTGTGCGTAATATTAATAAAAATAATGCGCATTGTGAAAGCTTTACGATTGAAGGTCATATCTATGCTGACGTATCAGGCGATGATTCACGCAATCTAATTCCTAATTAACTAATCCCCTCTCTGCTCTCTCATTTGGATGCCTTCGGGTGTTCATTTGGGAGGGTGGAGAGGGTTCTTCCCTTATTTTTTTTTTTTTTATGGTATCAGAACATAGTTCAGACGGTGATATACGATCACCTTATAAAGGAGTCTTTTGGCATACTAAAAGATGTAAGTGGGTAGCCAGTAGTCGTGTAGTACAAAAGTTTAGAATTGAAAAGAAATATATTGGTGCATTTGATTGTCCTCATGAAGCTTATAAAGCTCGTAAGGCATTCGAAGAACAATTAGAGCCTCAATGGGAATTGGTACCTTACGATGACTAGACCCCGTTAAATTAACCCTTTAGCTGCCCCCTTAATTATCCCTCATTTATAGTTATTCTCTTAATTAATACTTATTAAGTAATACTATTAATAGAATACAATATATTGAGAGATGGATAGTAACATTGCTTAACCCCGTTAAATTAACCCTAAAAATTAAATAAATAAGAATAGTACGTAAAATTGCTATTCGATTGAAAACCTAGAGGTTTGTATGAGTGAGTTGACGAGAATCCACAGCATCAAGCGTGGCGGTCATGCGGCTATTAACAAACTTAACGAATTGAGATTTGATCCGATCTATGAACTGGTTACTAAATATCGTGAGATAGAGAAACAAATAGAGTTCTATAATGATTGGAGAGACAACATTATTGTACCCTTGACTTCTACCGGCAAGACACGTACATATAATCAAGAAATACATATGAATCTCTATGACAAGTTGACTAATGTCGCTGAAAAATTATTAAGATATGGGTATGGTAGAGTACCCGAACTACACGAAGAATCTGTACAAGAACGTGTACCATTGATCATAAACCTCAGTAAAGAGGGCGATACATACATAATTGGAGAACGGAATGAGTTACCTGATGATTTACCTGTTGATAACGATTAGCTTATACTATATAGGTTTTATATTGTACTCAATATATGTACCAGAGGTCACAGACCGTGCTCTTAAATGGCTAATTGTAATGACTAGTTTAAATTCATTTATTTACATATGGTACGAAGTATGTTCCTCAATTTAATGATAATGTTTGTTGGCACGTTTGTAGAGCTTAATACATGGATAGCTATGGTATATGCAATAACGATGTTTAGACTGTTTGCAGATGCTTTGGAGATTATCCGTGGCCATTAATCTACATCCAGCGCAATCCGAAATATATCGCGCCTTATTTATTGATCGTAGTGTAAGATATGCAACCGTTTGTTGTGCTCGGGGCTGGGGTAAATCCTATAAAGCTGCCGTAGCTGCTATTTCAGCAATATTTGAACTATTAGAATTACCTCATAATGTACCTAATAAAAAAGTGTACATTATTGCTCCTACCTTTGATCAGGTGAAGGATATTTACTATCCTCTTATAAACTATGACCTTGGGATGGAGCATTATGCAATTAAAGCATCTAGAGACACAGGACGTTTTCTATTTCCAGGTAATGTAGAATTAATACTATTATCCTTTGAATCGGTAGAACGTATGCGTGGTAAGGGTGCTTATTTTGTAGTATGGGACGAAGTCTCTTCTTGTACTAAAGGTATTACTGCCGAAGAAGCTTGGCAATCTGTTATACAGCCTACTATTGCTACTAGATGGAGTAATAGAAGAGCAAAAGCAGTTGGTGCTAAATCTCCTGGGCGTGCATTAGCTATTAGTACTCCAAAAGGGTATAATTTCTTTCATGAAATGTGTATGTACCACGAAACAGATCCTGATTGGGGTTTCTGGCAATATGATTATTTACAATCACCATTCCTTGATCCTGTTGAGATTGAAAAGTTAAAAGATAAGCTAGACCCTGTAACATGGGCCTCAGAATATATGGCTTCATTTGCAGAGTCTGGTAATAGCGTATTCTATTGTTTTGATAGAAAGAAACATGTAGATGCTCATTTACAATACTTTGAACCAGGAGAAGATGTACATGTCTGTATCGACTTTAACGTCATGCGACAATGTTCTAGCATCTTTGCACTCAGAGGTCATCAGATGCAGTTTATCGATGAGATGCAAGGACACCCAGACACTGAAGCCCTCGCTATCGCTCTTAAAACTAAATTCCAAGGGCATAAGATCTACGCCTATCCTGATCCATCAGGAAGAGCTAGAAAGACTTCTGCGCCAGTGGGACGAACGGATTTTAGCATATTAGAATCTAATGGTATTATTTGTATAGCACATAGAGCAGCGCCACCCATTGTGGATAGTGTAGCGGCTGTTAATCGTAAGTTACATACAGCATCTGGTAAAATAGATATGTATGTACATCCCAGATGTAGTGGTACCATTTTATCATTAGAGAGAACAAAGTGGACTGACCGCAACTTAGATATAGCGACTATCGATAAGTCGGAAGGTATAGAACATTTCTCTGATGGTGTACGCTACGCAGTAGAATATCTGTATCCAATTCAAACAGGTGGGAAAAGAACTTCCCGAGGTTTCAACTTTTAAGGATATTAAGATGGAAACACAAGACTGGGTCAACATCTTTATTGGTGTTGGAGGGACTATTGCAACGACTTTTATAGGGTTGTTAACAACCAAGTTCAAAAGTCTAGAGGACGACCATGATGTGGCTATTCAAGCATTAAACGATTTAAGAATTTTAATTGCAACTGATTATGTTAAAAGAACAGATTTAAATGTACATCTTAGTGAGATATCTCGCAAACTAGATAAGTTAGAAGAGTTAGAGGTACAAATGTCTACTCATTATGCACGTAAAGAAGATTTGAGAGGTCTAGGCGATAGTTTGGGAAAGAAACTAGACCTAGTACTCGAAAAGTTAGAGAGAAAAGTAGATAAATACGATTATACCCCGGAACGGAGGAATAATGGCTAGGTCTAGAATAAATGTAATAACAACAGATTTAATATCCGATGCTGGTAATTCATTATGGTCATTGGTACAAGGTGAACAACTTGAGTACCCAATTACAGTGGGTTTCTTAGGGCGTACTGACTTAGGCCATACATTTAGTGCTGTTGTTGCTGAAGGTTTAAACACAACAATCGGTAAGGATAAAATACCAACTGCAATAAGACCAAACGGTATTGTTACCACACTCTCCATTAGAAATCCAGTTAATAGAGATTTATGGAATGCTACCCTTGCCTACAATGCAGAGGAAATTGTTCTCTACAACAATAGCTATTACAGACTAACAACTGGTACATCTAGAGTAAACAGTACAACACCTGCTTTAGATAGTGCGTGGGCATTAACATCACCTAATATTATTTACATTAGATTCCCCGAGACACTCGGGACAAATTGGCTAGTAGGCCCGTCAGTAAGCAAAGCTGCATATGGATTCTTCGAACTACAAGTTTCGGAGCCACCTGCAGTACTGTTTAAAAGAGTATGGAAACCTGTACGCGGAACTGTGGAGCTATTATTTAGTCCCACAGAATTATAGTGTATGTTGTAACACCTCTTGAGAAGACAGTTAATGCAATTCTAGCAAAAACTACAACAATTTCAGCAGTAACACCCTCAATAACTAATATATTAGCTAATGTTTCAGTAACTTCAATAGTAGCTTCAGGCGAGATTCAAGACTTAGTCTTTGCACCTGTAGTACCAATAACTGTCATTGATGGTAATACGATAGTTACACCTACATTAGCATACTCTCCTGTTTTAGAAAATATATCAAGCAGTATTAGTATGATGCCTTACACGGCAAGTGCAGCTACTGTTTTACAATATGAACTAACAGGTGTCGAGAAAGCTCCTACTATTTTGTACTCATCGCTAGATGCAGAGTATGTTATGGATGGGTATCTCGATGATGGTTATGTTTATAAAGGCCAATTATACATATTAGATGGGTATCTGCTAGAAGGATACATCGAATTATAGGAGTAACAAATGGTTCAGCTAGTTACAAGAATTAGTAAAGGATCTCCGTTAACCTACTTAGAGATGGATAACAATCTTGTCTCGCTAAAGACTGGAATTGACACACTAAGCACAACTGTAGAATCTTATATTACAGATAATGATGTTGTTGTGTCCTTTAAAGCAGATAGAAGTGAATTGGCAACTGTTGCCTTCTCAGGAGATTACAGAGATCTTTTAAACAAACCACAGCTAGTAAACGCTAGTTGGAAACTTTTTGAGGAATAAAAATGGCAAATGTAAATGATGTAACAGTAAATTATAACTTCCCAATCCCTAATCTAAATAATACAATTACGTATGATATTGGTAGATTGAGAACAGCATTAGGTAGTATGGATGCTTTGTTTAGCACACATGCTGCAGCAATTAATACAAAAGAAGCTACTGCTAATAAAGGCGTAGCAAACGGTTATGCACCATTAGGCGCAGATACTTTAATTCCTTCACAATATCTTCCTAGCTATGTAGATGATGTTGTAGAAGCAGCTGCTCTTGCTAACTTTCCTGTAACAGGTGAGACTGGTAAGATCTACGTTGCAACAGGCACTGGCAAGACTTATAGATGGTCTGGTAGTGTATATATTGAAATCAATACATCTGTTGGCAGTGCAGACACATCTGTTAAGTTAACAACACCAAGAACTATTAGTACTACAGGTGATGGTGTTTGGTCTGTAACCTTTGATGGTACTGCAAACGTAACAGCAGCATTGACACTTAAAAATAGTGGTGTTACTGCAGGTACTTATGATACTAGTCCAACAGCTATTACTCCAATTACTGTTGATGCGCAAGGTCGTATTACAGGTACAGGCACAGCTGTAACAATTACACCTGCTTTTGCTAGCTTAACTGGCGTGCCTACAACTATTGCTGGTTTTGGTATTACCAATGCTTACACTAAAACAGAAGTAGATACAGCAATTACTAGTGCAACACCTAGCTTTAGTACATTAACTGGTAAACCTACTACATTATCTGGGTATGGCATTACTGATGCTGCTACTAGTGCTTCCTTAACTTCACATGCTAATGATGCTGCATTGCATTTAACTGCAGGTCAAAATACATTTATTGACGCAATCACTGCAAGTTCTGTTGAAGTAAATTATCTTGTTGGTGTTACCTCTGCTATTCAAACACAACTTAATGCTAAATTAACAAAATCAGGCGCTACTTGGGCTGACTTTACATAGGTGATTTATGGCGAATACTAATACAGTCACTACAAACTATTCTTTACCAGTCCCTGAATTGACTAATACATTAGTATATGACATTCCTAGGATTAAGACAGCATTGCAGGCAGTCGATACCGCATTATTTGGAAAGCAAGCTACATTAGTTTCTGGCACTAATATTAAAACTGTTAACGGTGTTAACCTATTAGGCTCAGGGGATATAACTGTTGCAAGCAGTGGCGGAGGATTAGCAGCTACTACAATTAAAACAGCTGCATACACTTCAGTCGCTAATGACCTGGTCAGATGTAATACTGCAGCAGGTGCTTTTAATGTTACATTCCCAGCAGCACCTTCTGACGGTGCCACAATTGGTTTTGTCGATACTAATAATTCCTTTGGCACAAATAACTTAACAATACTTCCAAATACTGGACAAACAATAGAATCAGACAATACATCATTTATATTAGATATTAGTGGTGCGGCTGTTTCATTTGTTTATACTGGTACTAATTGGAAATTATTACAAACACCGTCTGTCCCAGCGACAGCAATATTAACAACCGGCAAGGCTATTGCCATGTCTATCGTCTTTGGAGGTTAAATGGCTAGTCCAAATATAGTAAACGTGGCAAACATCTATGGCAGAACAACCTATCTAACACCTAGTGTCAATACGAACGTTGTGCTATTAACCAATGCCGCGTCTAGTGGTAAAATATTAAAATTAAACACAATATTAGCAACCAATGTTGATGGTGCAACTTCTATAAATGCTACCGTCTCCTTGTATACTAATGGTGCAGCGGCTCAAGGTTCTGCTCCCAGCGGTGGTACAGCGTTTCCTTTGATATTTACAGTTGCAGTTCCAGCTGGTGCTGCTTTATCGTTGTTAGATAAATCAATATATTTAGATGAAAATATGTCTATTGTTGTAACATCAGGTACAGCTAGCAAAATTAATTATACTATTTCTTATGATGAGATTTCCTAATGGCTAAATATCAAGGAGGTATGATTGGAAGCTTAGCGAATAACCCCGATGGTACTAACTATACTGGTAAAGCTAATGGTGTCTTTTCATTACCGCAACAAATTGTTAATAAACGTTCATCTACATGGGCAATAGGTCAGACAAAGCCTAATCCTCCAACTATAGGGACTGCTACTGGTACTGGTAGTACTTCAATATCGGTGGCATTTATTCCTCCAGTTCAAAATGGTGGCTCTAGTATTACAAGTTATACTGTCACGAGTTCTGGCGGTCAAACAGCTACAGGAGCAAGTTCTCCGATTGTTGTTACAGGATTAACTACAGGTACGAGTTATACGTTTACCGTAACAGCTACTAATGCATTAGGTACAAGTATTAGTTCTGGAACTTCTAATAGTGCAACTCCAGCAATTACTGACCCATATTTCAGTTCAGTTGTTTTATTATTAAACGGTGATACCATCACGGATTTGAGCAGTAGTCCTAAGACTATAACAGCTTATGGTAATACTCAGATTAGCACGAGTATTAAAAAATATGGCACAGGTAGTATGTACTTTGATGGGACTGGGGATTATTTGGGATACCTGACTAATAGCTCAACCACTATTAACGGTACTGAAGACTTTACTATTGAAGCATGGCTTAATCCTAATTTAGCAAATACTTATCATTGTTTTTACAGTTCACAGTGGGCAATTCAGTGTTATATGACTTCAAGCAGAGTTATTGAGATATATCTGAGTAGTTCTGCTACTACTAGTGCTTATTTCGCTGTAGTATCATCTACTGGAGCTATTTCATTAAATCAGTGGTCACATATTGCTATAACTAGAAATGGTAGTAATATTAGACTATTTATTAATGGTGTGCTTAATGGTACAGCAGATTCAACAACTGCTAGTATTGGAGCTGGCACAGCAGCTTCGATTGGTAGTTTTAATTCAGGTAATCAATATACATTTTCTGGATACATGGACGACCTCCGTATCACCAAAGGCATCGCTCGTTACACAACCAACTTCACCCCACCAACAGCATCATTCCCAACTTCATGAGGATAAAACATGTCTAAAAGCTTATCCTCGATTTTACGGGGAACAAATTATGGTACATTACCAATATCTGCAGGCGGCACAGGCGGTAATACAGCGGCTACAGCATTAACAGCTTTAGGGGCACAAGCTATATTACCTGCAGCTAATGGTAGCGCAAATGGTTACTTAACATCTACTGACTGGACTACGTTTAATTCTAAACTAAGTTCATATACGTTGCCAACTGCTGGTGCATCTACATTAGGTGGTATTAAAGTTGGTACAGGATTAACTATTGATGGCAATGGCATACTCACAACAACCAATAGCGGCACAGTAACTTCAGTAGCAGGCACTGCACCTATAGCTTCAAGTGGCGGTGCAACACCTACTATCAGCATAGCCGCTGCCACTACATCAGTAAGTGGTTATCTGACATCTACCGATTGGAATACATTTAACTCTAAGCAAGCTGCTCTAGTATCAGCAACTAATATTAAAACTGTCAATGGCACAACGTTACTAGGTAGTGGTGATTTAGTTATTAGCGGAGGAGCAAGTGCTACTAAAACAATTGCAAATAAAACAGCTGCATACACAGTAGTAGCAGGTGATTTAGGTAAAATCATCAACTGTACTAGTGGTACATTCACCGTCAGTTTAACGGCAGCAGCTACATTAGGTGCAGGGTTTGTTTGTACGATTTGGAATACGTCTATAGTAAGTAATGATGTTATTACTATAGACCCTAATGCAAGTGAATCTCTTGATTACTGCAATACTAAAAAGCTACGCAGTGGTGAAGGTTTTAGTATTATTAGTGATGGTGTAAATTGGCAGACTGATAATAAGAAGCCAATGAAAGGTTATGCTGAGAATTTTTCAAATTTAAGTGCTGGAGCTATTGCTTCTGGTTCTTATGGAGTACGTATTGGTTCTGAAGGCTCTTCAACTGGTGACCAAGCCTATGCGATAGGACATCAAGCTATAGCATCTAGCACCGATTCATATAGTATTGGTCGCAGCTGTACAGCTTCGGGATATGCTTCTCATAGTATTGGAAATAGCTGTACTGCAGCATCTAACTACTCAACAGCTCTTGGCACAAATTCGGCAGCTTCAGGCTCAGTCACCGCCACAGGCGCAGGCGCAATGGCACTAGGTGGTTCTTATGCTAGCGGTGTAAATAGCTTTGCTGCCGCTATCGGTAATAATACAAGTACCTATGGGACGGGTGGGTTGGGTAGTATTGCTATGGGTGTTAACAGTAAGGCAACAACAACTAATGCAGTTGCAATAGGCAGTTCAAGTACGGCATCTGGTGTAATGGCAACTGCATTAGGTAATGCAACTGCATCAGGAGAGCGTTCCTTCGCGGTTGGATATGGGTGGCAAGGAAATACTCTGGCAAGTGCAAAAGGTTCTTTTGCGCTTGGAGCAGACTCTGTTAGTAATATTATTGGTAAATTTACGTATGCTTCTGAGGCATTTGGCGCGGGTGGCGATGCTCAATTCGGTAAACTTGTTCTTCGCGCAGCAACCACAACCACAACAGCCGTAGTATTAACTTCCAATGGCGCAGCAGCATCAACAACCAACCAACTTATCGTGGCAACCAACCAAGCTATGACATTCTTTGGCACTCTAATTGCCAAACAATCTGCATCAGCTAATATGGCAAGTTATCTAATTAAAGGGGCAATCGTTAATAACGCAGGTACTGTGAGTATCTCTAGTATAGCTATTGAAACAATAGTTGACACTATAGGGTTAACAACACAACCAACATATACAGCTGACAATACAAACAAGGGGCTTACTGTAACCAGTGGTGCAAAAGCAACAACAAATATTAGATGGGTCTGTAATTTAGATTCTGTTGAAGTAACTTACGCATAAATAAAATACAATAAGGAATATAACATGGCAATACAATTAGATTTAGCAACATCAAACTACGGTGTACCATTTGAAGGTGCTTATTTTCGTATCGTGACAGCATCTATTAGTCGTCAACGTAATGCTCAGTTTTCTGTAATGATTGACGTAGTAGGTTATGCAACTAAACCAACTAATGATGATACTAAAGATATTGACTTCAGACGCTACCATGCACCTCTTGCAGATGTAGAAGCACAAGCGGGAGCAACATTCCTAGAAAAGTCTTATAACTGGGTATCTTTACAAGATGATATGCAAGGTTCATTAGGAGTTTAATTTATGGCAGTTAATGTCAATCATGTAACTAATATAATAACAGCTGATTCTGGCATTGTAGCAATGTCATCAAATTTTGGTTTTAAGAATCGAATTATTAATGGTCAATTTAATATAAGCCAACGTGGTATTGCTGCACAAACTATAACAGCTGGGGTAACTGTCCCAACAGTATCAACTGGTTATCAATTGGATAGATGGTTTGGTTATAGTACTGGTGCTAATGTGACAATACAACCTGTTGCTGTTGGCACTACGATTACTGCGCAAATAACTGGGGCAGCTAGTGTAGCAACTGTAGGCCTAGGACAAAGAATTGAAGCATTGAATTCACAAGACCTTGCTGGTAAATATGTGACATTGTCGTTCATGGCGCGTAACTCATTATTAACAACAATGAATGTTGCCATCTCTTATGCAAATACATCAGACACATTTGGACCGATTGGTACTCCAACCAAGACAGCTATTACAAATCAAAATTTCAATATTACATCTACATTAACTCAATACTCAATGACATTTTTGATGCCAGCTGCAGCAACAACTGGTATAGAAATCTTATTTACTGTTGGTGCGCAAACAAGCGGTACATGGAATCTTGCGACAGCTCAGCTTGAACAAGGTAACGCTGCAACAGCTTTTGATTATAGACCTATTGGAAAAGAGTTATCACTTTGTCAACGATACCTAGAAGTAATAGCATCAACTGTATTCAGATGGTCTGGTTATAATCCAACAGCAGCCGCTGCAAATAATTATGGCATTATACCAATGCAGGCTATTAAACGAATAAGTCCATCGACTGTAATGTCATTTAGTGCGACTAATATAAGTGCTGTAAATTTAACTGGTAGTACTACTTCTTTAGCTTTTAGTGCAACAAATGCAGCTGCTGGTTTTTGGCTATTTTATAATTCAGTCGCTGCAACAATAAATGCGGAGCTTTAAGTGTATAAATTAATAGATGATCGATCGGTTCTCAGAACAATAGATAATGCAGTGATTCCTTTAGATGAAAATAATTCTGACTATACTCAGTATTTAGAATGGCTAGCTAATGGCAATATTGCTGAGGTTATTGGAGGCATACCTGTACAGGAAGCGCCTGCCAATTTAATTATATAACAGGGACTACTCCCTATTCCCTCGCTAAGTAGGTTACTTAGCAAACCAACCTAGGAGTTTACAATGTACGCAAATATTTTAGAAGATATTATTGAGGAAGTCGTTGATCTTGTGGTGCCCGACGATGTGGTTGAAGAAATTGTTGAAACAATCGTAGAGGAACTATTATGAAAAACAGTTTAGATAAAGCATTTAAAGACGCAGGAAAAGCTATTAATCACACTGTACACGAAGCAGCAGATGTTGCAGAAAAAGTTGTGACTAACCCTGATGTACAAGACGTGGCAAAAGAAGTTGCTATTGGCGTTGCTGTTGCAGCTATTACAGCGGCTTAATTATGGAACTTAGCGATAAAGGCGCAGAAGACTTAAAAGGTTCTGAAGGGTTTAGATCGCAACCGTATCCAGATGGCGAGGGCGTCCCTACTATTGGCTTTGGCAGTACCTTCTATGAAGATGGTACCAAAGTTACTATGAAGGACGCTCCCATTACTAAGGAACGAGCGTTACAGCTTTTCAAAGTTACCCTTAAGCAATACGTAAGTGCAGTAGACAAATCTGTTACTGTATCCTTAACCCAAAACGAATTCGATGCATTAGTCGAATTAACATATAATATTGGTGGCCCTGCTTTCAAAGGCTCTACACTATTACGCTTATTAAATGCAGGCGCACCGAAAGAACAAGTGGCTGCTCAATTCCTTAGATGGAATAAAGATAACGGTAAGGTAGTTGTCGGCTTGACCAATAGACGCAAACGTGAATCAAACAAATTTTTAGGACTTACAAAATGAGTGAATTAATTGAACCAAAAGCAGTACCAGTTGCGGTAATCAATACTGTTGAAATTGCACCATTCCACTGTCAAACACCTTCTGATTGGGATTTAACACTAAATGAAGATGGCTCTTTAACAGCGCATAGTCCTGTTTCTGGAGAAACCTTTGAAGGAACAATGGCTAACTTCAATAAAGCTATGAGAGGCTAAGATGACAGGCACCGTTAAAACAGTAGCAGATCCTTGTCAGACATACATTCATTTTATATCTTCGTGGGCTAAAAGTCGTGCTGTTTGTAATGGTGAACGCGCAGTCAAAGAATTAGATGGACATTTAGATTTGATTCGGATGTCTAATCTTTTAATACCCTTTTCTCCTTCAATGAGTAGTGCGCAATACGATTTCTATAAAGCAGAAGCAGAGCTGCCTGGCATTACTGCACAATTTGCAAAAATGTTAGTAGGCGGTATGTTAAGAAAACCACCTATTGTAGAGTTACCAGAAAATGCTCCAGAAGATGCATTAGATTGGATAACAAATAACATAGGCAGAGATGACTCTACTTTAGTGGCTTTCTTAGATGATATTTTGTGGGAAGAAGTACAAACGTCACGTGCTTGGGTTTTCATTGATTATCCCCGTGTTTCTAATTCAGATCTTCTTGATAAAGAAACCAAAGAGCAAATAAAGCCTTACCCTATTTTACAGAAAGCTGAAACAATTATAAATTGGTCTACACGTACAAATATGTTTGGCAAAACAGTATTAAACAGGGTTATTGTAAAAGGATATATGGATGACTATACTACAAATGAATTCCATGCAATTCGGGTACCTGCAGTTTGGGTGCATGAGCTAGATGAGAGTGATGAGTATAGAATTCGTATTTATCAAGGCACAATTGCAGATAATGGTGATCAAACCTTAAAGCCAGGTGACGCTGCAAACAAGAATGACAGGTTGCTTCCAGCAGGAGGATTTCAGCTTATAGAAGTAATTGATAATATTTTGGCAAATGGCGAAAAACTAAATCACATACCTGCGTGGCCTTTAAATGGAAACATTACACCAGTTACTCCATTGCTTTCTCCAATCGTTGATAAAGAAATTAGCTTATATAATAAAATTAGTAGAAGGAATCATCTATTGTATGGTGCTTCTACCTACACTCCTGTTATTGCTTCTGATATGCCTGATGAAGAGTTTGATGATATTGTACAAGCAGGCTTAGGCTCTTGGATACGGTTAAGACAAGGCGATACTGCAACTGTACTAGAAACACCTACAGCCGCACTATCCGACATGCAAGCTGCAATTTTATCTACAATGGATGAAATGGCTAAGCTTGGCATTAGAATGCTAACAACAGAAAATGAACAATCTGGTATTGCATTAGAATTGCGTAATGCATCTCAGACAGCACAGCTTGCTGTTCTTAGTACCAAAATATCTAATACAATGAAACAAGCAATATGTTTAATGCTAAACTGGCGGTATAATATAGACTGCAAGGCTTGTGATATCAAGTTTGAACTATCTGCAGACTTTGATCCAGTACCATTAGGTGCTGAGTGGTTAAACTTAATTACACAATGGTATCAATCAGGCTTGTTGCCTAGACCAGTGTGGTTACAAATGCTTAAAGCAAATGATATACTTAATGCTGAGTATGATGATGAAGAAGCTATGGGACAAATTAATCAAGATGAGCTGATTATCCCAGCCTCTACAAAATACAATGATCAATATTCAATGCAATTAGAAGCTGCTAAACAGGGGCAGAAAGCTAAACCAATTAAAGAATAGAGGTATTTACCGTGGCCATTAATGCTAATACACAAATTTATGATAAAACACTAGATCGCGCAGCAATGCTACGACTACATGAGAGAAGGGTAGTTGGTAAGGTTGATGTAATCATTGATGGCCATATCCTTCGTCTGGACAAATTAATAAAAGCTTTTGAAGGTATGAATCCTTTTAAAGCTGCATTAGATAAAGAGTTGCATAGAACGTATTCACAAATTAACAACTCAGTAGAGAAGGATTTACTGTCTTTGACTACAGATCAACTCTCTTTTGCTTACCAAAAAGTAGAAGTAGCAATGGGGCATATATGGCGTACTGAACGGCCTAAAGTTCGTGTTGCTGAAGAAATTGCGCTTGCTAATCCGCTCTATAAAAATCAAACAATGGAACAAGGGTGGCAAGGTATTTCTAAAAATGAGAAGATTAGAATTGAAGCTGTAATTCGAAAAGGAATTGCAGATGGTAATACTATTGATGAAATAGCATTAGCAGTACGTACAGGAAATGTTCACAATATAACTAGAAACCAAGCAAAAGGCTTAGTCATTACTGCAGTTACTTCTGTAACAAATCAGGCTGACCACGCAATATATAAAGCTAATGCAAAAGCACTATTAGGTTGGGAATACGTTGCGGTACTTGATGCTCGTACTACACCTTTGTGTGCAGGAAGAGATGGCCATATTTATGAGATAGGAGATGTTGTACACTTGCCTCCAGCTCATTGGCATTGCCGTTCTACAACAACACCTGTATTTAAATCATGGGATGATATTTCTAAATTAGAAAGTGTTGCTCAAATACGTAAGCGAAACTTAGCAGGACTTACGGATAAACAAAAGGCTTTCTATGATGGCAATACTCCACTAAAAGAAAGCTATAACGACTGGCTGCTAAGACAACCACAAGATGTTCAACTAAGACACTTAGGTGATTATAAGAAAGTAGGTATGTTTAATTCTCAACAACTTACTTTAGACAAATTTACTAATGATGAAGGCAATACAATAGGTATCAAAGAGTTACGTAAGATGACAGATTCTACTTATGTACTTCCTAATGATACCCAGAAGTTTGCCAATGCTAAGGCTAAGTTAGATGCAATGCAATTGCCGATAATGACACCTGAAGATTTATTTGATAATAAAGAATTAGTAAAAACATTAAGAGATTATTATTTATTACAAGCTGGAGAATTAGATGGTACTCTATCACTCACAAACTATCGCGGTGCCCTCATACACACCAAGAAAGCTACCAAATCACGAGTGCTCAACAATCTCCCAACTGAAGACCAAACAGTCTTTAACCCAGTTACAGGTCGTTACGAAGACACAAGGCTATACCAGCCTAACGTACAAGTACTAAATAATAACCTTAGGCTATTACGCGAAAGTCCAACATTAAAACAGGCAGATAAAGACTTTATCGAAAATTTTGTTGGTAGCCTTGATGAAAAGATGGGTGCAAATGAGAGAGCTGTAGTGGCAGATAATCTCCGTATTATCTTTACTAGGTTTAGAAACAATGGTGAGCAATGGAATAACTTTAAAGCTGTTGTTCAAGGCCAAATTAAGTTTGATGTAATGAACGTATCTGATTCGTTAGAAACACAACTACGTGCTGATATTGATGTACTTAAAAAGCTTAAGCAAGACAATTACATTGACCCTATCTTAGGCCCTACTCAGTTACAAGACTTGCATGATAACTTTATCAGCAATATACGTGCTAAGAATAACTGGGAAGATTCCACTGCACCTAAGATTGCAAGGGAATTACGCAATACATTTGACTACAAAATACCGCTTAAGCTTAAGTTGTTGCCTAATGGGAAGCCACGTATTAGCGAAGAAGCATTAACACAATTTTATTTGAAATTTGCCCATAGGCTGAGTCTTGCTGATATGCCTGACAGAGATCAATTTGCTGTAGCACTTGGTAGAGATTTATACAATCTTGCCAACCTAAACGGTAATAGACGTGAATGGTATAGTACTGGAATGGCTCTATTAGAAGCAAAGAATGTAAAGAAATTCTTCGAAGTAGAAACCTTTGGTGTACAAAAACGAAGAATGAAAAGTAGATTGAGTAACAGTTTGTTTGGGCCTTATTATGACACTCTGTCATATAACATACGTGTGACTGATCCTCGTGTACAAGAATATGCGCAGCTCACAAGGAAAGTGGATGTCGGCCTACGTGTTGGCGTTACAACGGATAAGAACAAGTTAATATTCCGCGAGGGTTATAAGACTTATTTTATTGACAGAGGTCTCCTAGGTTTAGAAGACACACGTATACCTATTACATCTACAAATAGTTTTGGTGATTTTCCTGAAAAGTTTGTTGATAAGAATTTGGCAGATGCTTTAAATTGGGCATCTAAATCTAAATACAAAATTGACGAAGACTTCTACGATTTCACTCAGAAATTATTGTACTTCGAAGACGACAGAGGTAACGCCAAAAAGTACAACGAATTGAATGAATACAAACATTACATATCTTCAAGAGGAGATGCTTATGAAAGATTCAAATCAATGGAGTGGCTACGGACTCGAGGATATTCTTTTAGTAATCATGCTTTTGTTGACCATCGTGCTCGTATATATGATCGCGGACTCATTAGTCCTCAGTCAGGAGAATCCTTCAGACCGTTTCTTAACACAGAACAATCAAAAGTGTTGGGTGAGTCGGGTTATAGAAACTTTAGAGACCAAATAGGTGCATTCATGGGCGGTCTTAACGATACCTTTGAAGGACGATATAATTCATTATCCTTTACTGGTAGACAAAAGATTGCTGATAAGCTATGGCCTGATATGGTAGAGATTGGTAATAAGATGTTACGTGCAAAGCCTGCTGACATTCGCGCTATATTAGAATCAGAAATGGTACAATTAGTAGATGGCGAAGAGCTAGGTAAGTTCTTTAGGTTTGCTATGGAATCAGCTAAGATAGATAATCATCTTAAAGCTGGTGGTACAATGATTGATTATGAAACAGCCTTAGCTTTAGAACAAGACGCTTCTTCTTCTGGTGCTCAGATTATTGCATTAACAACAAAGAACAAACAGTTAGCTGAATTATCTAATGTTGTACCTACAAATCAAAAGCGTAGGCTATATGATGAAATTGCTGCTGCCACTTATAATGATCCTCGTTTTAAAATATTAAACGAGAAGTTAGGGTTAAATGAAAAAGATTTACGAAAAGCTGCGAAAGCTCAGAACATGGTTACGTTTTATGGTGCTGGTGAACGAACTGGCATCCTTAATGTGGAAGGTAAATTATCGAAAGTCTTGGACAAGCAGGGTAACACGTTGGTCGTTAAAGCGTCTGATCGTGATAAGGTACTTAATGAGATTTCTGCAAGAGCAGCAAGATACGAACGTTTCGATCCTGAAACAGCTGAACAGCTCAAACAGCTCAGAGCAAATGTACGCGATGTCTTTAATAAAGGCCAAGATCCTGGGGACGATATTATGGAAGCGCTCTACTTCCTCGATCCAGAGACTAGGCAATTAGTTGAAAAGATGTCTCATCAGTATGATAGAGTTGTAACACCATCAGACTTTGCTGCTATTGCAAGACTAATGTCTGAACAGTTAAGTGAACAAGTGCCTATTTTAAAAGACTTTACTAAGTTCTTTGGTAGACTTGCCGAAGATTTCTTAGTTAATTCTAAGCCTTCTGAAGCAGCTCTTGACTGGAAATCTATTGGCCGTACAGCTGCCCTAAGACCTTATCAGAGAGGTTATGTACTTCCTGATCGTATTAGCGAGATATTAGGTTTAAAGGCAGGAGAAGCAGTAACTGAAAAGTTCTTAAAAAGGTTTAATGGCTGGAAACCAGACGGCTCTTTAGCTGATATTATCTATGGTGTAAAAGGCCCTGATGATAGACGTACTGGCTTTAAAGTACTTAAAATTGAACCTGTAGATAAGATTGAAATATCTAAGGGTATAGAAATCTTTTATGCTAACAAGCTTCCTAAGTCTTGGACAAATGTACCTTGGGTTAATTTTGATGGTAAAATCATTGAACAGAACTTTACTCAAACATTTGAAGAGAGATTGTCTTATAAAGACAGGGATGGTAATTGGGTAAACAATATCTTGCAAATACCTCAAAAGACAGAAGCAACTTGGTGGGAACAGTTTGTAAATGCTGATGGTAAGATTAACGATATAGCTGATGCAGGAAAGGCACGTACTGCTTTTGCCGTTAATGGTAACCATTCAAATGACGCTACATTGGTTAAGAACTTTCACCTATGGGGCAAACAAAATGGCATTGCAACTAGTACTATTCATGACGCGTTCTTTGCTAATGCTGCAGATATGCTAAATGCTCGTGATGGTATTCGTAAATTATACGCAAAAACATTGGATGCTAATCCAGTGTTAGCTACACTAAATGAGATGAAGGCTCGTGGATTGCCTAAAGAGCTTTATGATCAATACCTTCAAGAAGCCATAGACAAAGGACTAATACCTGTAGAAGGTGTTTCTATTGTTGGTGGTAAACGCTTGAAGAAATCTGATATCCTTACTAAAGAGGATATTTTATCAACAATACCCGATCCTACTAAATTTGAAAATGATTGGGGTTTTTATGGAATTGGATAACAATGAATATTGAACAAGAAATCGTAGCAAAAGGCTTAACAGCACCACGTATTACACCTGCAGATATTGAAAGTAATATTAAGAGTGTACATTACTTTACAGCTTACGATGGTCGTTTAGGTGCAATTGCATCAAATACTTACGTAGCCCAAGAATCGCCTGAAGAAGATAATTTAGACTTAATCCCATTAGCCTTATTAACTTTTTGCGTAGTAGTATTACGTAACGGGTTTACTGTAACAGGTGAATCTGCTTGTGCATCTCCTGAAAACTTTGACGCTGAGATTGGGCGTAAGGTTGCAAAAGAAAACGCTATTAGTAAAGTATGGCCTCTAATGGGCTATGAATTAAAATGCAAATTAACAGGCGGATAGTATGTCAGCTGAGATTAAAAAGTGTAACTGCAAACATGCAGCACAAGATAAGCTGTATGGCACTGGAATGCGTGTTATGAACGCAACCCAGAAGAAAGAATTTCGTTGTACTATATGTGGAGCAACACACAAATGAGATTTAGTCACGCATTAGATATGATTATTGCTGGTCAAAAGCTAGCACGTGAAGGCTGGAATGGAAAAGACATGTACGTTAAGTTAGTAAAAGCACATGATTTTGAATTTTCAGAACTATGCCCACACTTTGTCATTAAGAACGTTAGAAATTCTTTTGACACATGGGTACCGTCTGTAGCAGATTTGTTAGCAGATGATTGGGTACTAGTTTAGGTACACAAAAGGAGGCAGACCCCGTTAAATTAACCCTTCCCTGCCTCCCCCTATATTCATTATATATAGTATTATCTCTTATTATAATATCTATTATACTAAGTAATATACTATATAATCATTATAGAACCCCGTTAAATTAACCCTAAATATAAAATTTAGTGATTCCAACATTATAGATTGTATCTATAATATATAAAGAGTTGTACTCAAAGGAAATAAACAAATGTCTACCGAAACTGATGAAACACAAACACAAGAAACTAATACTCCTGCTCCGGATAATATTACTCCCACTCCTCCTGTGGATGACGTGGACAGCAAGATCCAAGAAGCTCTTAAGCCAATCAAGACAAAACTTGACAGTGCGTACAAAGAGCGTGACGAGGCTTTAAGAAAAGCTGCAGAGTATGAACAGAAAGAAAAAGAAGCTAATATAGCACGTCTACAAGAAGAAGGGAAACACAAAGAAGCCTTTGAACTTCAGTTAGCAGAGACCCAAGCTAAATTGGAAGCTGTAACAAAGCGTAACGTAGAGCTTGCTCGTGATGCAGAAATCAAAACTGTACTAGCAAACTATGCGCTTAGAAGTGACAAAGCTCGCGATATGGCCTATATGGATATTGCCAGTCAACTTATTCAAAATGAGAATGGTGTCTGGGTTCACAAGAGTGGTGCCGATCTTAGAACGTTTGTAAAACAATTCTCTGAACATGACGATAATTCTTTCTTGTTTAAAGCCAAACCATCATCAGGCGGCGGTACTACACCATCTGGAACAAATAATCTTCCTGATAACTCGCCTAAATCAATCTTTGCGATGTCTCAGGAAGAGGTACTCAAACTCGCGGCAGAAGGAAAGCTTCGCCGTTAATATTAAGGAAATAAAATGGCAGCAAATAGCGTTACCTATACCAGCGGAACAGCTGGTAATAATAACAACTATGTATTACAAGAAGCAATCGGCGCATACAGCGATGAAGCTTATACTAATGCTCGTAAGTTATCTGGTACTGGAATTACCTCTAGCAACCCACAAATTGACACTAACACAGAAACCTTTATTGGTCAAATGCGTTGGTTGAAACCTTTAAACCCTAAAATCAACATTGCATCATTAACAGATGCTGCTGATGGCGAGAAAACTAACTATACATCTGACTTCAGTACTTACATTAAAACTGTACGTACACACGGTGCTGAAAAAGTCAATATGACTGAAGTAGTTACTCGTCAAGATGGTTTAGCTAAAATTGGTCGTGACTTTGGTGAAACTCGTGCTCAAGACGAACATAATGCTATTCTTTCTGTACTTAAAGGCGTAGCTATTTCTGAAGCATTAGTTGGTACAGCAGGTGCTGGTGGCCAGTCATGGTCAAATGACCCTACTGACGCAGCTTATGGCTTCTATGTAGATATCGGTTCAGCTACTGCTGGTGCAGGCAAAATCGTTTCTGGAAACGGTAAAGATAGAGACAACGTTCTTAACTATGCGTACCAAGGTGCTTCAAGAGCAGAAGGCTTGTTAGATGCATTTGGCAAAGCTTTCAAAGACTATGAACCAGATTGGGCATACTTAGCTGTATCTCCAGAAGTTTTAGCTTCTTTCCGTTCAGCTAACTTTGTTGATGAAACAACTGTAACCGAAGGTAATATTAACTTCCAAACAATTTTCAACGGTAAATTCCGCTTGATTGTAACACGGGCTAACCAATCTTTAAGTGCATCTGATCTTGCTGTACTTAATGCAGGTGCTGGTGTTGATATTGTTGGTACTAAAACTTCATTCATCATTTTACCAGGTGCTATTGCAATGGAAACATTAGCAGTGCCTGATTCAACTGAAGTATACCGTGACGCTAACAAATACAAAGGTGGTGGTGTTACTTCTGTCTGGTCACGTTGGGGTTATGTACTAGCTCCTGCTGGTTATGATTGGAATGGTATTTCAACTGCATTCCCTTCAGATGCTGATTACGCTTCATACCGCAGTACTTCTGGCGGTAATACAACTTCAGTAGTTGCTGCTGCAGGAACACAAGCTGCTCTTATCTCTAACCGTGCAAACGTTAAAGGTACTTGGACACGTAAAACAGCTTCTGCACTTTCATTGGGTATTTTACCAGTATTCCATTCTTAAGGAGTAGGTTATGGCACTCGTTAAAGGTGTTAATTCATATGCTGATTTGACAGAGGCCGATACTTATTTTGAAAACAAGCTAGATGTTGCTGCTTGGACCGATGCAGCTGAAGTTCAAAAAGAACAAGCTCTTTGCACTGCAACATCGATACTTGATGAGATGGTTTGGATTGGGATAATTTCTAGCGAAACACAAGACTTAGCCTTTCCTCGTAAAGAAGCTGAATACTTTGATCCGAAACTAGGCACTATGAAGTCTTTAAATAGTATAGAGGTTCCTGGTAGAATTGTCAATGCTACGTATGAACTTGCTTATCATTTATTAAATAATGATGGCCTCTATGACGATACAGGTATGGTTAAAAACTTGGAGCTAGGTGACATTGTATTGGAGACAGTAATGCCTGCCAACAAAACACCAAGAATAGTAAAGAGTTATATTAAGCCTTTATTGTCTAATAGTGGCGCAAGAACATGGTGGAGGGCTAACTAATGGCCTATAAAGGACTTATTGGTAGTCAGCTGAATATGGCTTTTAATATGGCCAAGGACTTAGCGGTTCTTGTAACCTTTCAGAAGGCTGCAAAAGAATTTGATTTTAGTACTGGTACTGTGGACACTGGTGTAATAACCAGTATCCCCGTAAAGGTCATTCCATTAAAAACTAAAAAGACAAAAGATTCAGAATCCTTACAAATTCTATTAAAGAATAAGGATGTCGGTGATTTGTCTTTATTTTCTACTGTTGTGAATAACGGGGTGGAATGGACTATTGGTACTATAATCATCTCAAATACATACACTAGCGTACTAGAGCTTACGAGGACATTATAATGGGAAAATTCGTAAGTCTTGAACAGGATGTCTTTAGTGTATTTGCTTCTCCTGAGTGGGTAGCAGAAGATATAAAAACATTCCCGACAAATTATATAGCTGTGAGCAGTGGCAAAGAATTTATTCGCGTCTCTGTGATACCCAGTGGAAACGGTTTAAACCGTAACTCTACAAAAGGTATTCTCATAATTGATATTTTTATACCTGCCGGAGAGGGTACAAGACGTGCCTTCGAGATAGCAGACGCACTTGATTCTCATCTAGTGAATAAGTCTATAAAACATCTAACGGATACAGCTCAAACTCAATTTGGGTTTAGTTCAATTAGTCCTGACGGTGTTGATAAGGACACGCCTTCACTATATAGAGTCACTTACTCTATCACATTTAATTATTTTTGTAAGGAATAACAATGGCACACATTTCTAGCTTAACCGCTGCAATGTTCTCTGATTTATCAGTAAATATAACACCAAGCTCAGACTCAGCATGGAACGCGCTTACTACAGAAGCAAACTATAACGGCAAATTTGCTGGTACTACTGATAACATCGGCGTATCTATTTCACATTTGAAAGAGTTTCCTGCTTTAGGTACTCCTGCAAACATTACTAAAGTACCTGAGTACGGTTCTAAAACTTCTAAACAAGTACAAGGCCAAGCTGATCTTCCAAATATGGAAATCACACTCAACTACATTCCTACCTTATGGAAAGGAAATGAGCTTTATAATGAAACTACTAACACTGCAACAGGTGTTAAAGTGGGTGACGGTAAGCTTTATATCTTCCGTTTTGCTTTATTAGGTACAGAGGCTGCATCTAACCCGACTTCTGCTAACCTAGCTACCGTTGAGAACTCTTGCTTTTACTTCTTAGGTAAAATGGAAGCATTGGAAGTAACTTCAAGTTTAACTGAAGCTATGACTGCTAAGCTAACAATTTCAGTACAATCTGAAATTAAAGGCGCATTCACTAACGGCTAAGGAGGCCTTATGGCAACAGCAAAAGGTCACATTTCTAGCTTAACAGCGGTAATGTTCTCAGACTTGTCAATGACTAATTACCCTGTCAGTAACTCAGACTGGGACAGTGCATTTAGTAATCCGCTTACCGTTGAAGATAAGCTTGGTAAATTATTTGACAATAAATCAAGATTAGTAACTATTGATGCTGATACTATTCCTGGTGGCGTATCTTTCGCAGATTTGATTGATACTACTAATGATGTATCACCAGGGTCTGCTGCTAGCTCTGCAGAGTTTGTTCGTATTACTCACTTAAAAGAATTCCCTGCTTTAGGTACACCTGCGAATATCACAAAGGTTCCTGAATACGGTTCTAAAACTTCTAAGCAAGTACAAGGACAAGCCGATCTTCCAAATATGG